AGTAATACGAGCAGAAGAAACATCAACAGTACCAGTACCAGATGGAACCAAATCTACGTTCTGGTTTGTTCCACCAGCAGTAAATACTAATGCGCCAGTACCAGTGATAGAACCATTGGTAGTTCCAGTACCACCGTAAGCAACAGCAACTGTATTACCGTTCCAAGTAGAACCTGTAGATAAAGTTTTATTAGTTAATGTTTCACTATTGGCTAAAGTAGCAAGAGTACCAGTAGTTGGTAATGTTACGTTTGTTAAACCAGTAGATGTTAAAGTAGTGCTATATGCACCAGAAGTAACTAAAGTGCTACCATTGGCAAGAGTTAATGTGCCAGTAGTAGTGCTAATTGTTAAACCATTAATACTTGTGGCAGTTGCAACTCCAAGAGTTGGAGTAACTAAAATTGGACTAGAACTGAATACAAAGTTACCAGTACCAGTTGCACCAGTAGAAGTAACACCTTCAATTGTTGGATGACCAGTAATTGTTGGAGAAACTGCTAAAACATTGGCGCCAGTACCAGTATTTGATGTAATCTGTGTTCCATTAATCTTAAAGACATTTCCTGCGCCAGCTGTATCAAAAGTCTTATTAGTTAATGTATCAGTAGTAGCACGACCAACTAATGTATCAGTTGCTGCTGGTAATGTTAATGTATTTGAACCAGCAATCGCAGTAGCTGCAAGAGTGATAGTACCAGAAGTAGAACCAGAAAAGTTCGCACCAGCAGAACCAATAGTTGGAGTTGTTAATGATGGGCTAGTACTGAATACAAAATTACCAGTACCAGTTGCTCCAGTAGAAGTAACTCCTTCAAGCGTAATATGCCCAGTAGATCCAATTTTTAATAATTGAACACGAGTAGCATCAGCAGCATTGTAGAAAGTAATACTATCGCCAGAACCAGCAGAAACACGAGCATTACTATTACCTGAATCGTAATCAAGAATTATACCATCAGAATATGTTCCACTGAAAATACCAGAAGAAACTAAACCAGCAGAAGTAACAATGCTAGTTGCAGTTGCAGCACCTAATGTTGGGGTTACTAAAGTTGGGCTGTTAGCAAGAACAACTGAACCTGTACCAGTTACAGAGTTATAACCACTGTATTCATATACCCAAGATTGAGTAGAGATAGATGAAACGGTATATGTTACTTGTTGACCAGCAAGCTGAACTAATAATCCACCACCAGTAGAAGTTTGAACAGTAATATTACCAGTACTGTTATTAGTAAGAATGTATTCTTGACCAACAGTTAATGTTGATGTGTCAGGAAGTTTAACAGTCTGAGTAGTTGTACCAGTGAAGAACTGGTTTGCTGGACTAGAAGCAGATAAAGTTGTAACACCTGCACCAGTGGCAGTAGAACTATATCCACCTGCACCGATAGAAGAAATTGTAATTGTTTGACCAGAAACAGTAGTAGTAATACCATTACCACCAGCGACTGTTAATGTCTGATTTAATAGGTTTACTGTGCTGGTTGTACCACCACCAGCTGCAAGAGATAATGTTGCAACAGTTGGCTGCCAAGAAGCAGTATCAGTGCCATTGGTAGTCAATACGTAAGTGTTAGTACCAGCTGATCTTGGTAGTGTCCAAGTACCAGCAATTTGAACCATACCAGTGCCGTTCGGATTAAGAACTAAGTTGCCATTGGTATTTGTTGTGCTTAAAGTATTACCAGTTAATTGAGTATTACCAACTAACCACTTATCAATAGTACCAGTTGATGATAGAACTGGAATTGATGATGCGTTAGTAGTTAATGTACCAGCAGTTGATGCGTCGATTAAACCAGTATAGTAAGTACCACCGATTACATAGTGATTTGCTGCATTACCTGTAGTCTCTGATCCAATACCGATATATAAGCGATTACCACCTGCGCCAGCGTAGGCTGAATACGCTAATTCACCAGCACCAAGTGTACTTGGATTTCCCGCTGTCGATGAACGCTTAATTCTAATTATTGATGCCATCTTTTATTCTCCGATTAAAATTCGCCACCTTCCATATTCTGCGCATCAAGCGTAGTGGAAGCTGTCCATTTATTTGTATTTGTTTTGTAAACCAGTATGGACCCGTTTACTTTACCGTAAGTAGTAATATCGACATCGGCGATATTTGAAATCGATTCAACCACAGCTGGCGCAGCTAAATTTGTTTGTGAAAGTGTAAGAACACCTTCCGAAACTGCGACCGATAATGCTTGGTCTGGGGTTACAACTGCTACTATATCTGCCATTATATTTGTGTTATCTGTGGGGTTATTGTTACGATACCCTCTACTACTCTGGTTTTTGAACCAGATGCAGAAGTGATCTCCACGTCATAAAGCCATCTCCCTGCGGGAATAGCTGAAGAATCTGAAGCGGATAGTTGGAGTCTAACTTTACCATTGGCAGCGTCATAAACTGTTGCGGTAAATGCATATGCTGTGGATGAACTGTAGGACTTTCTCATCTGAGAAGCTACAGTATACCCACCTAAATTCAGAGGTTGTCCGTTGGTTGAACTAACAGTAATTATGTTACTGTAATCGCTTCCAGCGTCCACGAAAAGATTGCTAATAGTAGCCATTGACCCATCCTAAACACTATTCTTATACCTCTTTATTTATAAGATACGGAAGTTGGGACTTAGTTTGCATCTTGGTCGACAAAAACATTATGATATCCTTCTAGTAGAAAAATCCAGTTCTGCTGATTGATTCCAAAATTAGATATCTTTTTCGTTTTGTTTAATGCATAATGTTCTTCACCAAATAGATCTTTAAGGATTTCTCTCATCTGCCATCGATGAGTAGTTGAATCCCCTCTTATCTTTGTGAACGGCTCTTTAGTATTTACTGCCCATTTTTGAAATTCGATGGAATTAAAAAACCCATGAATCTTCTCCGCCTTAGATGGTTCTAATCGTATCTTATGTTCATAAACTGCAGTATACCAATCTAAATTAAAAATGCAATACCATCGTAAATCTGCGACAGTTTCAAGTTTTCTTGGGCTGGCTTTGATCGCTGGATCTAAAAATTCCAAGAATTTTTGATCAACATTTTTCTCATACGGCTCATATATGGTTTCTTTTGTGCCAAGAGTGTGGTGGAACATTGCTGGTCCACCTGTTGCAAACATATCATCAGTTGGACCAAATAACTGATTCCCGCACATTCCGCTTACATAGATCCCATCTTCTTGGTAATTAATCTCATTAGTAAATGGGATTGTTATCTTATGGTTGAACATATGTTTAATTTTTCTGTCAAACATATCCCCAGATTCTATTATAGAATTATAAGTCCCACAAACTCGAACTTGATCTTTATCGTTTGCAAAATAATGTAACATAAACAAAACAAAGGTGCTATCAATACCACCAGACCACATAACATTTATTGGTTTGTTTAGAGCAAGTAATTCTTTACATCTTTGTTCTGTTACTTCAAAGAATGATTTATTATAACTTATATCTGCATCTGGTATTGGATATAAATCTGGAACCATTCTAAGATAATGGGGTAAGTTCCCAGTTCTATCGTAGACAACATTATACTTGTTTAATCCAAAGAGTTCATACAATTCAAAATATGTTTGAGCGTTACGTTCAACTGAAAAATTTATTAAATCTTCAGGACGTCCTTTCATATATTTTGATACATTATTTACATCATAATATAAAATTTCTGGATGTTTTGGTTTATTCATAATATCTTTCAAAATAAAAAGGGAGCCGAAGCTCCCTCATATTTAGGCATTAATTACAATTAATGTAACTGAATCTTCTGAACCAAACCTGGAGTGAAGTAATCAGCAAATTTCTCATATACCTTAGAAGTAACTTGTTTGAACTTACTTTCTTCTTCAGCAGACATACGAACAACTTCAACACCTTTGGCTTCACATTCTGCAAGAATGTTAGGAATATCAGCAACTGATTCGCGACGCTCTTTACGAGCAGCATTGAATGCAGCAGTAGCCATAATCTCTTGAGTCTCATCATCAAACTGGCTCATGAAATCTTTATTAACGATAATAGAAGTCAAGAACAAGCTGTGTGCTGTATCATTAACAACTTTGAAAGACTTATATTGATCTAGTGGGAAAATACGTACGTAAGTAGACTCACCAGCAGCGATCTCACCGCGATCTGCAAATTCATTCATTTCCTCAAGAGCGATATGCTCTTTTGGCTCAGCACCAAGAAGTTTGAAAGTTTCAACAGCAACTGGGCTACGAGAAGTACGAACTGTTTGACCTTGCCATGCTTCTACAGTATCAGCACGGAAGTTAGCTGGAACAACACGATATCCACCAGAGTAAGTGAAAGACATAGCGTGAGTATTAGAATTCTTAGCAACACCTGCTAATAACTCAGCACCGATCTCGCCTTCTAAAACTGCATTAGCGTGATCATGATCGCGGAATAGGAATGGTAGATCTAAAGCATGAAGATCTTTATTGTAATCAGCCAACCAAGTAGTGTAGATATGGCTCATTTCGATAGTGCCATTATCAACCAACTCCATTAGTTCATTCTTGGTAATTTTCTTACCAGCATTATACTTGTTAGTATAGTCAGTTAAAGAAAGAACTTCGATGTTAAATGCACCATTAGTTTTCTCGTTAACTTCAGCAGAAAATGCTTCTGCAACTTTCAAAAATAAGCCGATTGGCTCGTGGGCAATAACCCATTTTACATGTTTGGTTGTCATTTGTTTATTTCCTTTAAACACTTAGTTTCAAAAAACCACGTTTCTGTTTGTTTATTTAGGTCAATTGACCTTTTCATAGAGAATATACCTTTATTTATAAGTTCTCTTATGATACCTTCATCTGGAATTTCATCATTATTTATAACAAGTTCTCGTGGGATAATTGTGTCTCTATACCCATATTCTGGTGTATTTGATTCGTAATAAAAATAATCTTTTATCGTAAAAAGATCGTTATTTCTTGGGAATCCATTAATTTCAAAAAGATACCCTTTAATGAATGATTCCATCTTATACTGCCATAATTGAGATTACTTTTTTTGCTTTACGAGTATTTTCTGGTTTACCATTCATCCACCAGTAAACATCTTTTCTATCTTGACGTAATGGTCCTTCAATATAACCAAGAACATATCCCTTGGAAAGAATCTCTATAGCGATTGTTAGTACAGTTATATTATCACTAAAGGCATTATTACAAGATGCTTCCCAAAGTTCTCCAGAAAGAAACATACAAGCACCTTTACAAATATGAACTACTGGACAATTTGGGCATTCTTCTCTATCACTCCAGTGAGTTGATGTTTTTAAATCAACTGCTTCCAGATTAGAAACATGGCCAATATGATGAGAAACACCTGCAGGATTAATCGAAGCTGTGCTTACATTTTGGCAGGTTAACACGTTACCATTTAAGTCAATCGCAATATTCTCAGGTTTGTCCATACCGCACTTTTGAGTAACAACTTCAAGAGGGATTCTCGTTTCTAGTGATGCAATAAAACCCTTTACTTTATCATGAATTGTACCAAACTTCATTGCATTACCAGAACGTAAATCCATTAAAGATTTATTTCTAAATGCAATATCTTCTTCCTCGTCTAATAATGAATTAGCCAATCCACCTTCATCATAGGCATCAACAAAAGTACCCTCACCTATCATAAGATGATTTAAGTATGTTGGTCCAATTTCATCGACAACAAATTTTACAAAAAATGCTTCAATATCAACACGACTAATATTCTTACTATTAATCATGGAATTAAAACTAAATCGTTGTTTTGGCGCAAGTCTTTTATATAAATCTATAATACCTGCCTTTGAGGTAGTATCTAATAATGGATCTGGACCACGAACAAATTGACCTGGACCATCATGTGATACTGAAACAGAGAAATTTAGTTTTTCTAACCAATCATTTTTCTCTTGGTCCAACAGACTACCGTTTGTAATAACTCCAAATTCTGCATTAGGGTATCGCATCCTTATCATTTCAGCAAGAGGTTTCATTGTTTTCCAATAAACGAATGGCTCTCCACCCCAAAATTCAATTTTAGTTCCTTTACCTTGGCCATCTTCCCCACCTTTATACCAGGTTGACATATTCATAACAAATGGAAATACATCGTCTGGATTAGTTGAATCTGCGTGGGGTACAAATCTTTGATTACAATAATCACATTCAAAATTACACGAAAGACCAAGCTGAATTTTTATTGTTGATAAGTCGCGCTTGCCTTGCTGAATTTTAATTTGTTTTTCTGCAATAATTGTTGGTGTTTTTGGAAAATCTACTAGATCAGTACCATCTTCCCATTTCAATGTACTTCTAGAAGAATCGTAAATTATTTTACGTGTATCTTTGGTTAAAGGATTATGTGCGGTAATTTCAAATTTGGCCATAGTTTATTCCGAGTATAAAAAGAAAAATCCCACTATGTTATAGTGGGATTAACATAGTATAAAAATATTTATGCTAATGTTTTAGTAAAGGTATTAACATTAGAATATTTTTTATATCCAATTTTAATCTCTACAGTATCGCCTGATTCTAACGTATTTGTTAAAACATTAAATGTTCCAGAACCATTTGTCATTTTTACTTGATTTCTATCTAGAATACCACACACAGATTCAAGATACAATATAGAAACAGAAATATCTGAACATGTTACAGTAACAGGAATTGTGGTACCAGCAGAAACATCGGTAAGAGTAGTTGAAGAAGTTACTGTTCCCAATAATTCAGAAGCAGTAGTAAATTCATCAACAAATGTATTTGGAGAATTTACATCTACTGTTATACTAATATTATATGGATCGTTTACAGGCGGAGAATCATCTGTAGGTTGTAACTGATCAAATTTAGCAACTAAAAATGTACAATCAGTAAATTTTGAATTATAAGAAGGAACGAATATTCTAACAGGAAACTTGTAATCAAGTTCAGCACCACCTAATTGTTCATTCACTAATATTTTTGGTTTAGTTGCAAATGTTTTATCAAAAATTGATAACAAATTAGCAACAGTTAAATTTTGTACATATCCATCAATTGGGTGTAAATTTACATTACCAAAAGTCCAATATGAATGATCAGAAAGTCGAGAACTTGATTTTAATACGTCTAACGAAAGAGAAAATGCGTATAAAACTACATCTTCTTCTTCAGTTGTTTTAGTTCTAGTTATTTGTAAGTTCAATACATCTTCTGTTATATTAAAAATATAATTTATTGTATGATTTTTTCCAGTAAATAACTCTGGAAAATACTGAGCTACAGGTTTAATTTTTTTAATTATTGCCATTATTTTTATCCTTAGCAGTTACAGTTACAGTTGTGACAATTTTGATGGTACCAACCAGCATTCATAGCAGAGCCAGTATCCAAGTAAATATACGCAACTGGACCATATGGATTATTACCACAGTTACCCTGCCCTCCAGAATATGGTCCAAAACCAGACATACGCTGTTGACCATATTTTTGGTTATGCGGAACCCATGCGCCATAGTTACCTAAGTTATTGGAAAACTGCGATAGAGAACCTGGCCAACCACCGCCAGAGTTTCCAGCGTAACCAGCATTAGTAGCATAACCAGCATTAGTAGCATATCCAGCAGAACCAGAGATGTTTGTTACAATAACACCACCAATGCTACCTTGAACGGATGTAACAGGAACAGAAACAATAACAGCACCTATTGCTCCTTGTACAGAAGAAACATAAGATGTAACGGAGATCGTTGGGTTACCACCAGTACCATCAGCGTTACTAATAGTAATACCTGTGCCAGCAGCAAGTGAGCGAGGAGCAGTTGTACCAGTACCTGTTTTAACTAAAATACCAGTTCCAGAACCAGCCAATGAAGTTAATGTTGCGTCATATGCTTGTACGTTAGTGCCAATAACTAGACCAAGATTACTACGAGCAGTAGGAGCATCAGCAGAACCAACTAATGTTCTTCCATAAGAACCAAAAGTAGTGGTTGACGCAGTTCCTGCTCCAGTGTAGTATGGTAAAGTATCAGTAGCAGTAGTTGTACCAGCTAATGCAGCAAGAGTTCCGCTATATGCTTGTACGTTTGAACCAATAGCAAGTCCAAGGTTAGTACGAGCAGTACCAGCGTCAGTAGCACCAGTACCACCACCAGAAATAGCCACTGTATAGTTTAAACTAGAAGCAACAGAGGCAGTTCCAGTTAAGTTAGCAGTAATCGTAGTAGCAGAGAAATTTCCAGAACTGTCGCGAGCAACGATAGTATTACCAGTAGCCAAGTTAGTAGCAGAACGAGCACCAGACGCAAAGGTCACAGTATCAGCGTTTACACCACCAGCTTGAGTAGGTCCAGAAACAGAGTTTAATTTTGATAATACGTCTGCTGCAGTATAACTAGCTGCAGTAAGACCAGTCGCAAGGGCTGTATTAATGTTTGAGAAGTTATTATCTACTTCTGTATTAGTAAGAGGGCTTCCTTTAGAAGATCTTAGCGTAATAGATGCGGATGTTATGTTTGCCATTTAAGGTTTCCTTTGGTCAATCTTTTTTCAATATTTGAAGAAGCAATGATTTAATGTCCTGCAATTCGTTCTTAATGTTATTTATATCTTCAGTATGTTGAGAAATTTCAGCTTCTCGCTCCTCAGCTTCACGCTGTCTAGCGATATATTCCTCATATTCACTCTTATTAGTATTTAGGATTGCGCCAGTCGTGGTATCTCTAACTAAACCAGCGTGTCCCGCAACTTTCAAATATTTCATATTATGGGCAAGCGATTACTCTGAAGTCCTTAATAATCGGTACTGCAGCAGAATTCGAAGAATTCATAACGATTTTAATTGTTGCCGTATCGTACGATTGTATACCAGTCAATGTATAGGTAATATCAGTAAAAGTATTATTACCATTATCTACCTTAACGATAGGTGAATCTGGTGTCATTTTAGTATATTTAGCATACTTTAGTTGAGCACTATCACCAGTAACTGTTTTATAAAATACACCAACATCAGCTTCAGCAGGGATATTTGCAGTAATCATAACTTTCATATAAGTCGATGCGTTGGCAAACTTAATAGGAGTAGTTACATATTTACTTGCAGTAGTTCCGCCGATTGGAGCAATTTCATCAGCGAATAATACACGAGCAGAAACCGTAGTTACAGTACCAGAAGTAACAGCAGATTCTCCAGTAAACGTGGTATTCAATGTAAGGGTGCCAGTAGTACCATCGTCTGTGAAGCCAGTAACTAAGAATGTTCCATTGTTGGTGCTAGTAGTAGCATTAGCAATAGTTACATATTTACCGATACCGATAGAAGACATTGCAGTTCTAACGCCAGCAATAGTAGAAGTAAGAGTTCCGCCCGCATTAAAAGTAAATGCGCCAGTAGATCCAGTAAACGAAGTTACAGTATCAATTGCTGCCACGTTAGTATTAGATTCAGTTGGGTAATTAAGAATATTCTTAACTGCAATCAAACTTGTTCTAGTTGTATCAATTACTGGAGATACAGCATCATTCGATGTTTGAAGAGCAGCAGAGAAAGTTAAACTCTTAGAACCACCAATATTAGCACCTTCATTCCATTCAGAAGCAATCATTCTTGGAGAACCAAAATCATTATTCTGTTTAATTAAACATGGAGTAAAACTACTATCAACAACATATGGTGTTTGACTACCATCAACTGACTTACCAGAAGTAGTTTTAACTGCAAAAGAAGATGTTGTATCAGAGAATGACTGAATCTGAACAGATGGATTTACTGTGTCAAATTCAATATTTCTAGACGCACGAATTAAAGTCCCACCAGTATAACCAGTTAAAGTAGCATTAGCAGTTGTAGTAATTGTGTATGAGTTTAAATCTACGTTAGAGATAATTGATTGTTTAAATACCTGATTAGCAGGGATACCATTAACAGGTCCAACATATTGGAAAGTAGATCCAGCAGGTAAAGCAATAGTAGCATTGGCCGATAGAGTTAATGAAGTATCGCTACCAACCGCAGTAACAGTACCGATATAAACATCTTGTGCGCTATACAGGTTTGTTCCAACAATAGCTTGAGTAGTAAATGTAGTTCCAACACCAGTAACAGTGCTACTTGAAATAGAAGTAGTAATAGTTCCAGTTCCTGGATCATTTGCATTGACTGCTGAAATATCAACAGTTGATCCCACTGGCATACCATGATCATAATGCCAAACTCGAACTAAGTTAGAACCACTTGTAGTTTCAAACGGATCTGTGTCAAGATTATCGTATGGTAGAACATCATTAACAAATTCTACATCAGCAACAACAGAAGTATTAAATACTGCTCTATTAATTGTAAACTTAATATCAGCACTTTGATCAGGTGTCCAAGTAGATGCGTTCTGAGACTTAAACATTACACCAGCATATGGTTGTTCAGAAATTGTTCTACCTGAACCTGGAATTGTGTCGCCCATATAAGAGATCCAAACATTATAGCTGTTTGAGTCTGATTGTAGAACGAAACAATACTCAGTTGTGTCTTGAACGTAAACTGGAGAATCAAAAGTAAATGTAGTTGGCGTATCGAATGTTGGGTAAGTATTACCATCAGCAGTAGTTACTGTGTTTGCAGATAAGTTAACATCAGCAGGGAACTTAGTAACAGTACTAAATGGTAGGATTCGTTTTCCAGGAGCACCATTGATCATTTCACGAATTGATAGTGTTACTGGAATATTGGCATCTTTAGTTGCAAAGAAAATATCAATACTTGTTAAGAATGCGCCACCCTTTTGTTGAATTAAGAATGATTGCGCAAGAGGATCATACCAACCAGTATCGGAAAGAACACGATCTGGACCAGATTGATGAATAACTTGATTATCACTAACTTGTTCTTGAACTAAAGTAGCATTGCGAACTGCATTAATAGTAGCTTGTTTAGTTGTTAAAGTACCAGTAGCTTCATATGTAGCAATACCACGTGATGTATAGTTACCAGCATATGTGCTAGAATCAACAAGTTTCAATTCACGAGAACCAGTGCGGAAACGAACAGAATCAGTATTAGGAATATTAAATAAGAACTCAAGGTCACCAGAAGCAGTAGTTGTTAAAGTTGATTGTGGTGTTACTGAAACGATAGTAGCAGTAGCTCCACTGTAAGAACCAGTAATACTATCACCTGGAATAGAAATACCACCTACAATAGTTGGACCAGATAAAGTTCCAATAATATTAACAACGCTTAAACATTTATTGCCATTACCATCAATATATGAATTAACAACAACAGCTGAACCACCAGTACCATTAGAAATAACATCGCCTGCATTTAAACAAACTTGAACATCATTTGCGATTCTACGTTTTGGATCTGAAGCCTGAGCACCAACATTTGATGATGTATCAAATGTTCCAGTTACGCCACTTATAATAATTTTAATAGCTGGAATGCAGAAAGCACTAATATCAAGACCATCAAAATATGGATAGAATTTAGTGTTTGGTTTTAATTTATGCGCTTGAACAAGAATATTTCTTGAACGGATATAAGGGATAAGCGCAGTAGAAACTACAACATCATCAACTTGCTGATAATCAGTTTTAAGAGCAATAGATGTATTAACACCACTTCTAGATTGTCCGATAGCAACTGCAGTTGTTTCAACAGTAACTTGACGGTGAGCCCAGCCACCTAATGGAGATTGTGGACCACCACCAAAGGTAGCATCGAGTTGACTTGCATCAGTATTAGAAACAGTTCCATCTCTCCAAGATGCAACACCAACGCCACGTTTATCACCAACATAAGTTGTTGTTCCTGTGCTTACTGGTTGACCAGTCCATTCAGTTTGCCAAGCATTCCAAACAGTACCAAGAACACCAGCTTTCTCAGCCATAAGGGCAACCATATTATAGTTACCTTCTACTTGCTGAATAATATCAGGTAAGCGAGCAGTTTCAAACCAATCGTCTGTTGGTGGATTTAATTGTACTGAACCTAAGAAAGTAAAGATAGCAAATGGGTTAATATTCTCTAAACGAGAAGCATACGACTGAGTAATTAATGGAGTAGTTGTGTAAGGTAATGTAATAATATCACCAGTTAACTGATAATTTGCCCCAGAACGTAATGTATTAGTAGAGAATTTCTCTAACAGGTTTACGTTATACATTGTATAGAATGGACGCAATTGATTGCTTTCCATATCAACAGAACAGAAATAGTCAGGATTTGTGCTATCTCCAAGATTATTACCAGCAAAGTTATCAACAACGAAACCATTTTTCATGCGATCAAGACCTTTAGAGTCAGTGATCTTCATTGATTGAGTTTCTTGCTCTAATAAAGAAAGAGAAGTATAATACTCAAGTGTATTGATACGTGATTCTAATTTACCAATATCACGCATTGTGTAACGCTTATTATCAATTTTAGAAACTGATACGTTTGTAGAAGTTGTTCCAAACGTATATGGTTGTAAATCTAGTGTGTAGAGAACCATACCCAATGCTGGATCAACTGGATATCCTGGAGTTACAGAAGAAACACCATTGATATCAAAAATATTACCATTTAAGTCAACAGCAACTTTATCTCTACGAGCAAGATAATAACTGTAATCAGCAGTAATAGATTCACCTCGTTTCGGCATAGCTGAGTAACTAGAACCTGTTTGAGTAAAGTTCTTATATGCCATAAAGTTTGATCCACCTGAAGCAACAGCAAAACTTCTATTTGCAACACGAGGACGGAAGTCAATAGCGTCTCTTAAATTTGCAGGAATAAGTTTATAGTCAATACCAGAGTTAGCAACTAATGGGTTATAGTATGAGTTAACATCAAAATAGTCACCAGAAGTATGTTCAAAATATTGATACGTTACTTTAATTGGATTTGATGGGGCAGCAAAAGATGGAAGTAATGTTAATGAGCCCCAGTCATAGTGGGTATTACGCTGACCATTGTCAAAACTATAACGATCTGAAATATCAGTAGTATAAGCAGTGGAAGCTGGAGTAGTGCCAAATGCAGCACCAGTGGCCATTGTTACGCTTACGATTTGGAATACGTCTGCTTTATCTAGATAAACGACAGCTGCTTGTGCAGCTGCAGCAGTAGTAAAGGTTTCAGAGACTGTATATAATGTTTTAGTCTTTTCGAAGCCAGAACCATTACGTTGAACTGTTGCAATAACAGTAATAGAGTGTCCTGATTGTGCAGAAGGAACAGTAATGGTTGCGTTACTTCCAACTGGTAGGATAGTTATTGGAGTGAATACAACACCAGTAGTATTATCATAACAAGCATAATGTGTGCTATCTGCTGCAGAGGCAAATGTACCAGAAGTACTTAAATTTAAAGTTGTACCAGATGCGTTTTGTGTAAACTTTTGATAGCAAACGTAAGTAGTATTATTAACACCACTTGAACCAACACCCTTAACGCTACGAATTGCGTAGTAAGGTAATGGGAATATTAGGGAAATATTCTCTGGCTCAGCAATCTGAGTAGTACATTTGATAATTGTTGCTCCTGTAACAGTAACAGAAGAATCAACAACAATTGCGTTTTGGTTAGTAATTGATACTACTCTACGATAGTAGCTAGAACCAGAAGCTGAAATTTGAACTAGATCATTAACTGCTAAATCAGTTAAGAATGATGTTCCTGTACCATTAACTGTTGTGCCAGAAGCAGTAACTGAACCAATCAATTGATTAGTGATTGGGCTAATATCTGCGCTAAATGATGTTGCGGCAGAACCAACTGCATATACAAAAGATTTTACATCTGTGTTAAACTTATATCCAGAGTTCATCTGAACATCAAATAAACTTAACTTGTAGATAGTTGAAGAACTAAATGGTAAACCACTATGGTATTCCATTACACGAACACGAGCAGTACCAACTGCTGTTGCTCCACTTGGAGAAGTACCAACAGTACCACCAGTAATGTAGTTATACAAAATTACGTTTGCATATGTATCAACTGGAGGTAGGTTATTTACGTTTGTAACAAGAACATAGTTACCAACTGTTGCTGGTATAACTGAGTTAGTAGTTTGAACAAAATCTCTAGCTTTATTAACTGGAATATATGTTACAGCAGTCTTTTCAATCTCATGACCCTGAACATATGCTTTACCAGCTTCAATACCAATGGCTAATTGATTTTCATTGCCATCTAAATTAATACCACGATTATAAATTGGGTTTGTAGTATATTGCCAATTTACACCTGTTGTGCTTGATCCATCATAAGCAGAACCAGAAGTATGTGTTGGAGGAGTGGTAATAGAAGTAGTAGTATTTAATGCAGTGTAAATATTACCGTTGTAAGTAACAACGTCGCCGATTAAATATGCTGTGTTTGTAGTCCAAGTTCCGCGATTATTATTGCGGTGTTCACGAACATCAATGTCAAAACCACTAACAGTATAATCACCATTAGTATCATATGTTCTTCTTTGGATTTCAGTTTCAATTTGATTGTAAATTGTATTATAAGCAGTGTCTTGAACAATAGTATTAATTTTACCATTTGTTACACGGATAACTTCAACGAAATTTGTATCAGAAGTTGAATCAATTGTAAGTTTAGTTAAAGTCAAATCAATCATATAACGATGTGCACCTGGAGCAGCATAGTTATATGAGTTTTGAGCATTATCTAAAAGAGTTTCATCTGATTCTGGTGTAACAATAGATTCTGTATAAACTAAACCAATACGATATGTTGGAGTAGTTGTATATTTGTCAAGAACGATAGTTTGTTGTGTGCAAAGAACAAAATATCCGTTGATATAATAAACACCCTGTTGAATACTTGCTAAAGAACCTTTACCAACACAGTCAGAAGTAGAACCAATTTGGAATGTATATGTTCCATCAGAAGTTTTTAATACTTCATTAATACCAAAAGTTTTAGCAGTAGTAGAACCTGTTGGTGTTGGTCCAGTATAATTTAGATATAATGTAGTTGGATCATCATTTTCTGCGCTTTGGCAGTAAGTAACAGTTGCAGTAAGACCAGTAGTTTGGCCAATAATAGTTTGACCATTTAATGCTGATAAGAAAGTTTCAACTGCTACGTTTGAATAAACAGGAATAAGTTTTACGTAGTCTGCTCCACCACCTGGCTGGCCATCAGCTTGAATGGAAGCCTGTCCAGGAATAACCATGGCACCATTTTTAAAGATATTATCGCCATGGGTTTTAATTTGATTCTGCAGAATACTCTGCATTTGAGTAAGTTCTCGAGCCTGAACAGCAAACGAAGGACGATACAAAATTCTATAAAATTGTTTCGCAGGATCGTAATCATCATTATACGGTTCGGTATTAAAGTCTAGCATTCTTTTTACTCTTTATGTTATTCGTTTATTTATTAGAAGTGGATAACAGTTCTTAATGTTACGTTCTGATCAGCAGTTGGCGTAAACGCTTGTTTGTTATCAATAAACAATATATTACCTGAATATTTATCTGCTGTTGGAGAGGTTACACCTGAAGCAGTAAAAGTATTTCCTGCTACGTTAATAAACACTGATCCAACAGTTGGCACTGCATTATCAATAGATTGAAGCAAAGCACCAGTAGAAGTAACAGCAACAATTCTAAACAAAGGACCAGTAGAAGTTCCAAGTGTTAAATTTTGGTCAGCGACAAAGTTAGTAGTATCAATAAAACCAGTTACCAAATAACAAGCGGATGCCAATGAAGTAGCCAAGTTACCATATGCTCCGAATTGACGTGGGTTTTTAATAATACCCAATTGTCTAAAGTCATTATTTACAATATATCCTTGGTTTGTATCTTTAGATACGTTTGTATAAAACATTAAAGTTTTAGCAAACATACCAGTAATTGGATCTTTACCATGACCACCATATGGAGCCATAACACCACGAGCAGCAGCACCGAAACCAGAACCTTGATCAAATGCTACTTTACACCAACGATATCCTAAACCATAATTTGTAACAGTAATTTTTGTAACTGTACCATTAACTACATTAGCAGTTGCTGCAGCACCAGTACCATCACCAGTAATTGTTATAGGAAAATCTGAACCATAACCATATCCACCAGAAATAACTGGATAAGCCATAATACGCCCATCAGGTGTCAATAGTTCAGTATTTGCTTGTAAAGTATTTAAATCACCTGGAGATAAATCAGCAGTTAATTGAGCAGTGTTCGGATTAGTACCACCACCATTACCGTCACCAGTGACTGTTAAGTTAGCGTATGTATAACCAGTACCACCATCATCAATTTGAACTGCACTAATTGCGCCATTAACAATAATTGGTGTTAATTTTGCTTTAGATGGAGGAGCAACGAAATATGCTGTTGCTCCAAGCCCACCTGAAATAGCAGTAATTGAAACATTTGGGGCAACTTTATAACCAGCACCATATCTTAAATTAACAGTACCAGTTGCTGCAACACCAGAATAACGCAGTGTCATAGTTCCATTTGTTGCAGTTTGTAATGTAGTAGCACCAGCTAAAGCACCAGTACCGATTGATGAAGTAATAGTAACAGTTGGTGGATTAATATAACCTGAACCACCAGCAGTAACAGTAATACCAGTAATTACACCAGAAGTAATTACTGGTGTAGCAACAGCTTGAGTACCAGTAGAAACATCAGGAGCAGAAATATTAATAACAGGAGGAGTTACGGAACTATAACCAGATCCGCCAGAAGTAAGATTAATTGCGGTAATTGCTCCATTAATTGTTGGGGTTGCAGATGCGCTTGAAGTTCCAGCAACAGTTACAGTATAAAGTCTATTTGAGTAATAAATCTGTTGACCAACACTATATGCAGTTGAAGCTACAAACGGAGTACCAATAACTAAATTTTGAGCGTAGCCATAACCATATCCTGGATCAACAACTTGAACTTTACCAACAGAAGTTCCATTCATAATACATTGACCAACGAAACCTGTTCCATCATAATCAGCGTCAGGTGCACTATCGATATCATCAACCAATGCCACTGATGGAGTAGATGTATAACCCAAACCACCATTGGTAATTGTAACATCATATATGCTACCAAATAAGGTATAACCAGTAATAGCACCACCAGTCGTAGTTAATACACCAGTAGCACGTGTTCCAACATATTGTAAAGCTGCAGTTCCATTAGCAACAACACCAGATCTGTGAGTAGGTCCAGGAGAAGCCATTGTACCAGTAACTGTTGCAGTATAAAGATTATTATTATATTCTACTGATTGCCCAACAAGAATCTGAATTCCATTTTGCCAGACACTGGCTCCACTGATTGGTGGATCAATAGTCATTGTCGCCCCACCAGTATATCCAGATCCAGGATTTGAAATAACCATATGGTCAATTAAAACAGGATCTGATTTTATATAACCATCACCAGAAACTGAAATATTTGCGAAAGTATAATTCTGTCCTTGATTATCAATACGGACATTTAGAATCTCACCACCAGAATAAAACTGAGATCGAATAGAATTAACAACTGGCATATATACGTCAGTTAAAAACTTATTGCGAAGAGCAATAGGAATACTGTATAAGTATTTCCACATATATCCGTCAGGCATAACAACTGGATCTACAACAGTACCAACTGGTTTATATGTAGAAATTGAATTGTTATTATTATCAAGACATTTGTATACGTTAAAATCGTCAGTTAATGCATAACACATGGTATCTTCTAAACGCTGAGCACCAGAAGGAGCAATAGTAACTGCTGCTGTTCCAACAGCACCTGTGCCGCCACCACCTGAAATAGTAACAGTTGGAACAGCAGTATATCCAATACCTTTGCTAGTTAAAGTAATTCCTGCAACAACACCAGAGTTTAACACTGCTACTGCAGTTGCACCAGAACCACCACCACCTGAAATAGTAACAGTTGGAACTGATGAATAACCATATCCACCAGCAATTAAATTAATACCTTGAACTTCAGTAGAATATTGGTCATCATACATATCCCAAACTTGACCAGTAACCCAGTCTGCTCTAGGGATAACGAAAGCCACGTCAGTTGACTTAACTTCTTTCATAGTAATAATTTCGTTACGTGTTGCTAATTCATAAGCAAAACTATCAACTGGTAGTGGAGGATTTGTATCCACTGGCCATGTTAAAGTTTTACCTAAAAAGTAGTAGTAACGAGCACTACGATTTTGGATTTCATTATATACTGCGTTAGCAATAGAATTGTCTAACGGAGATTTTAGTAATGATGACATTTATTTTACCTAAAAATTAACTTACTGTAACTACCCAAGTAACAGCAATAGAGTCGCCAGCTGCTTTGTTAACAACTGGGAATGTAGTGCGGCAAAGCATAGTGCCTGATGAGCTTGCATTAAAAATACCAGCTTCAGTAATAGCACCAGTACCAGTACCTGCTGGGAATGTAGCAGTAGCAGTAACTTGAGCACCAGAAGAAGTAAAGGATGCTAATGTAACACGTCCAGCTTCAGTACCAAGCGCAGTATTGGCAACAGCAGGAGTAGTAGTGTTAGTACCAATGGCCATCCAGCCCATTACAGTAGCAACGCCAGAACCTTGCATACGGTTGGCAATATAAGTTTTACCAGTTGTAACAACTAAGTTTTTAACTTTGTGTTCTTCTTTTAAATTACCATTTGAATCTAACAACTGAATTAGTACTTGCCCAGTTGCTAACAATTCGTCTTGTTTTTTGATTTTCATAAAATCTCCTATTTATCCAGTAAAGGTTATTGGGTTTCCTACGTATAAGCCATTGTCATTTAAGAAATAACCAGCTTCTCCATATGGGTTTACGTCCATAGTACCGCCACTATCTGTTGGAGTGGCAGTATTTGTATCAGAAGTAATACCATCATTTAGCAATAAACCAAATGTGGTAGTTAACGCAAACGCAGGTGTCGTTCTATTTAGGTCAGTAGAACTTGTGGCGTCTGTATCTAATGGTGTAATTGTATCGCTATCTGCAGTTGAGTTATCATACAAATAGTGAACAAAAGATGTTGAATCAATAGTTTTAGAAACTGAATATGTACTAATACCATAACGTCCACTTACACCATCAGAGTTGGTGTAAGTTGGTTCAGACATAGTCACAGATTCTGAATCTAATGTAGTTCCATCATTTAAATAGTGAGTGGAATCAAGTAATTTAGTATTGGTAAATGCTAGGTTAGTTCTAGTCAAATCTTGAATATCACCACCATCACCTAATACTACAGACTCGTTGTCAATTGTGACACCATCATTTATTATATGAGTTTGGTCTAAAGTTTTTAATACACCAGCATCAGAACCAGTTAATAAAGTTCCGCTTAATGCAATAAAATTAGTACCATTATCAGTCATAGTTACGTAGAACGTATCGACTGTGCTGCCATCATTTAATTTATTATTACCTGTATCATCAATTGGTTTTGATGTTACTAGGTAAGGCATAGTTCTTGTTGAATCTAATGCAATACCAGTTTCAACCATGGTAACTGTTTGATTATCTTGACTACCATCATTATTTAAAACTGTATCATCAATTGGCTTCAATATACCAGCAGAAGAACCACTTAATAGTGTTCCAGTAGGAACATTAAAGACAGGATTAACACGAGTTAGATCAGTAACATCATTTCCTGAATCTGTAATAACACTATCATTTAATGTAACAGAAAGGATTTTAATTAATGATTCTAAAGCTGTACCGATTGAAAATTCATTACGAATATCGTATTCACCAAATACCTGAGTACCAGCTGGGTGAATTAAATTCTTAACAATTGTTTTGTAAGAATCTAATGCTTGATCAATTTTAATAACATATGAGAATGCTTGATAGTATTTACTATCTTGAATAAATACCGCATCATCTAAGAATCCATCGTTGTTAACATAGTAACCTGGATATTTTGCCAATGGTCCAAGAGTTACTTTAATAATTGCAGGATCAGTAGTAGTTACTTGAGAATCGATATTAGTAATACCAAATTCACGAAGTGTAATACCAGCATATGCACCATCAAAGAAGTTACCCTTTTGAACGCCATATGATGCAATATCTGCAGCAATTTCAGCTGAACTTTCTAAGTTATAATCAGCAGTATTAAGAGATCCAGATTCAGCAAATCCATTTAATGATTCTGTAATAGTAAGATTAACAGTTTTATTTGCTGGCGCAAGGAATGTATCAACACGTTGAATAATAGTACCAGCAGTTCCAGCTACGTCTTGTCCAGAAGTGGCAGAAATTGTTGTAGTAAAATCTGTTGTATATCCAGTACCATATTTAATAAACTGACCAAGAGCAATACCACCATTCGCATCAACAGCAGAAACTTTCATAATGGTTCCATAACCATTATAGTTGTTGATATTATAGAGGTCGCCTACTTTAAAACCAGATCCAGGTTTCTCAACAATTAAGTTTGAAGTAGTTGGTAATATCTGAGCATTGAATACCAATTGATTAGTTGCTGGATCAATATAGCGTAAAGTATCACCAACTGAAATTGTACCAAAGAAACGTCTATCAAGAATTAACTCGTATAAATTATTTGATATTCTAATTGCACGATCAACTTCAACCTCAACATACTGACGGCGATCAATAAGAACACGAATAATTTTAGTTTGTGTTACTACATCAACTAATTTACCAACAATATCCTCTGGTTTACCAACAAGGATATTAACGAATACGGAAACGTCTTGATTCCATTTACCATCCGAAGCACGCAACATTTGAGTTGCAGGATAATCAAGTTCAATAGTTTTATTAAAAAGAATTCTAAACAATAATCTAAACGACGCTTCACTACCCTTTGCTAGATATAAATCTTTAATTTTACTTAATAAAAATCTTTCGTCAACTGTAGAATATGGTAAACTTGTAGCAAGTTCAGACTTAAAATATGTAATAAATGTATCAAGTGTGGTATCTAAATCTCGTAAAGATATTGGATCCTGTTGCGTACTTTCTAAAAATTCATAATATGCTTTTAAAAAATCAACGAATGTTTGATAGTCATCCCTGATAAATTCAGGTAGCTGTGATGCTACTATCGATGAAACTTTAGGTCTTGTAATCATTATGAACGACTAGAAGTAAATGTATAGTTATAACCACCACGTAGATCACCAGAAGCAGTTGGATCAGGAATTGCTGTAATTTTTAAATGTTCTGGAGGAATATGTGCGATTTGTGTTAATGCTGAAACTACGTCATTAGATAATGGGCGAATAGAAATTTCTAAGTCTACGTTAGCAAGACCCGTAATGTTTAAATTTCTAATATCCACGATACCGTTTGCGTAGTCAATAGTTCCAATAGAACCATTAACAATTATTTTAATACCATTTTGTCCATATTTAAATAAACGAACATATTGAACACCATCATCATCAAGGTAATGTAATTCATCGCTACCTGCGATATAAAAACCAGTACTCTTAAATGATTCTTCTGGTTGACCAGAGCTCCAAATAGGATTAATCATATTTAGAAGGTATTGTGCAGAGGTATTATAGCGAACAATTAATGCTCTACGCAATAGAATAGTTGTAATATTATTTGTGATTGATGGATCGCTTGCGTCAATCAAACGACTTAATTTAGAATATCTAAACACGCCATCAAAACGATCAAGTTCATTAACGTCATACGCATTAATTGTATTTGTAACTAATGATGCGATGTCAGAAGCAGTTTTTGTAGTAGCCTGTTCATTATAATAAACAGTTGATGTGATAGCAATATTAATATATTCTGGATCAACAATAACTGGAATTACTGAAACCACATTTCTTGATTGTAGAATACTTGAAGTAAGTTGAGATTTTTGTGTAGTTGTTAGTTTATCAGCATCTTTTGGTTTAACGCAGAGATATACTTTACCATATACTGGAGGATTATTATCCTCGCCACCCCAACAAGAAACTGAGGCAGCATCAGAGAATAAAGAGTATACAAGTGCTTTATAATCGTCAGGTGTAACTGCACGATTTTGTGAAGCATACATTCTTGGTGCATTAAAACGAATAGAATCAATATCTTCTGGAGCAGCACCATTTGATGCAATACCAGTTGTTACTACACTTATAGTAGCGCCAACACCCAGTGATCCACCAGAATACGTAAATACTCTTGCGCCATTTGGAGCATCTAAACTTGATGAAAAATAATTTAAACGAACCACATTACCAGTGGATAATGCTATACCAAGATTGCCATCACCAAATGTTAATTCATATAAACCATCATCAATTTCTTTTACCCAATATACTTTACTTACAGAATCAACATTAATTAAACTATCTGCCTGATAAAAGGTTTCGAATATTGATGATGACTGCGATTCCTGAACACGAACTGTTAATGTATTTAAATCAATATTTGAATTAGGAATAATAAAACGAGTTCCACTGTCAACTGTATAGTTATATGTTAGTGGAGTACCTTCTGTAATTACAATATTTTGAAAAGTAAAAATACCAGTACTGCTAGTTGCAGCAACAGAACCTCTATTAAAGAAAGTATAATTTTTACCATCAATTGTAGTATTAAATTGACTATATGCTGGTAGAACTAATGTATTTGCTGCTGGGTTATTTGTATTAACTGTAACAGTAACTGTTGCTTGAGATGATGTGGCAGAACGTGGCGAATATCCAAGCATCTTGGAAAGAGAAACTACGCTATTACGTTTACGAGCAGAATCTAAAAACATCTCATTAATTGCCATGTTATTATACAGTGCATTATAATGTGTGTTATATGCTAAGACGTCTAATAAAACCGACATAGCAGAACCTTCAAAATCATAATCTTGAAATTCTGATTGTCCGCTTAAAAATGTTTTTAAATTGGTTTTTATCTGATCAAAGTCTAGATCAGTAACATTAATTTTTTTGTTAGAGGTTGCCATCTTATCGTGTTCTCTGTAGAGTTAAATCTAGCGTTATTGGAGCAGTAGTATTGAGTATAGTAAATTCAATCGAAACGTCAATAGAGTAATCATCTTCATTTGTTACAACAACAATATCAATAATGCTTACTCTTGGCTCAAAACTATCAATAGTATCTGTAATTGCTCTTTTTAGCATAGCACCAAGCATTGGTGTTGCTGGTTCAAATAGCAATTTTTTAATTGGACTGCCGATTTCGCTATGGAAAGGTCTTTCATAATTAGCAGTAAGAATTAGATTTTTTAATGCAGTTTTAATCGCATCTTCATCATATCTACGTGTTACATCGTGAGTCACTGGATTTAACGTGAAATTTAAATCTAAATCTGAAAATAATCGGGTATTCTTTGCCATATGTTTATTTAGGTTATTCTACTGATGTCTTTGCAGAACCTTGATTTACATAATCCCCGTCTGCAATTGGATCATTAATTCTTGCTGCCAAAAATCCCTCAAAATATGTTTTAGATGCACCAGAAGTTATTTGTCTCAATGCATCCTGATGAACAGATCTATTTGCAGTATGTTGTTCAAATTGATCACCAACCACTCCAATTAAACCTTCTGCAACAAAACTTTTAGTACATTGATTTTTATGGGTAAGAGGTGTTGCTGGACCACCATCAGCTCCAGCAGATAAAGCACCCTTATAAGTCAATGCTGGCATTATTTCTTTTCCTGTGGTGGTGCACCATTATCGAGAAGAACAAATCCAGAAGGCATGCCTTTGGAATCTCTTTGGTAGACTTTATCGTTTACCATAGTAAATGCCATTTTACGATTTCCTGTAGGTTTATAACCAGTATGAATCCAAACTTGATCTTTATAGCGATATTCTAAAATAATCTGATCATAATTAATAAGTTTCTCTAACTGTTGAACAAGCTGATATGTTTTATTAAAACGATCAGGTAATAATAAAGCAACATCAAAACAATGACCTTTACAGTGATCAGATGTTGGACTTTCAGTTTTAACAACACCTTTTAAACGGTATCCTGAACTGATTGTCCACTGTTTACCGTATCCACCAATACCACCTGGAAGAACATCTAGGTATGGTTCAAGTACATTTTGAGCAGCAGTGGCCAAGTTACAAACAATTTCTTGAACTTTATATACACGTTCTGGACTACTTGCTGTATCTTTAAGCACTTGATCAACAAGTTTATGTGGTCCAGTTAAGCCACCTGATATTAACATACCAAGCGTAAAGTTTTTGGACATTCTATAATCGTTAGTAAAGTTTGTTGTATTGTAAATAACTTGACAATCAACAGGAATTTTACTATCTTTACCACCAGAAGGGGATGCTGGAGTTTCAGAAGCTACAGGAGGTGGTGCATTTGGAACACCAGTAGATTGAGCTTGATCATTATTAAACTTACGTCCTTCTGGAGTAGCATAATCTTCTGGTGTTTCAGCAGAAGCTAATTCTTCAGTTTGACGATCTGGTGGTTGTAATTGAGGAACAACTGGATCAACTGGATCTCCAGCAGGTGGAGGTGGTAAATCAAAGTCAGCAACATCTTGACCACCAGAAGCACCATTACCAAAATTACCTGTTGCATAATCAGCATTAAGAGTTGCGCCTGATTTAATATTCATATCAGAAGAAGATTCTAACTGAAGTGCGTTTGATTTAATGCTTGTGCCTTGTCCTGCTTGGAATAATAAATTATTAGCAGATTTAGCAGTCATATTATCCGCTGCAATATGCAAACTACCAGCTGCTTTAATTTGCATATCACCACCAACAGCAATATCTAAATCATTGGCAACACCAATTGATAAATTATTACCCACAGTTAAAGTAGCATTACCTTCTACCTGAACATTAGCGTCAGTTCTTGCGTAAATATTAGCATTACCTTCAACAGTAAGGTTACAGTCTCCGCCAACGTGAATAAAACCATTACGTTCCATAATTATAAAGTTTTCACCAATAATATAATTAGTCTGTGACCCATTAGGATCTACTTCAGTATATGTTCCTGCTCTATGATAAGTATGGATACGTTCTTGTCCTGGTGTATCATCAAACTCTTGAACGTGACCTGATTCAGTTTCTAATACTTTATTGTATGGATACTTTGCACCATATGCTGGCATTGGTTGATCCCAAGAGCCTTCGCCATTTGCTAATGGAACACCCAATCTTCTATTTGCATCTTTCTTAGCAACAATAGTACCATCAATAATGCCACGTGCTAAACGATTAGTATCTGGTTCATTGATATAATCTTTTAGTGGATACTTATTATTTGGATCTCTAAATCCAGTATTATCAGTACCACGAGCAACACTTTCTGGTGATGGTCCAGGAGTTGGACTAGATCCATCTGCTGGTGGCTCAGGTGTTGGAGTTCCAGCATCTTTATCTACTGAGCCTGTTGCTTGTGCTCCATAAAAATATTGGTAGTAATCTAATTTACGTGCTGCGATATCTGGAGAATTAACACCAACAGATTTTTTAGCAGCAAAGAAATATCCAGGATGGTCGGTTGGTGAAGTTCCCTTTGGAACACGATCTTTAATATACAAAGCAGCAACTAATGCTGATACATTAATATCACTATCAAGAGAATCAGGATTATTAATTAAATCAAGAGTTAATCCCATGGCATTTGCCATCTTCTGATATTTTGCGTAGTTCGCTTTACCAGTCAACTGAATAAAACCACGTCCATAATATTTACCACCATCCTCGTCTGTTTGATTTCCTAAGAAACCTTTACCACGAGTTGATGGACCATAAACCCAAGAGAAAAATTGTTCTCTTGTAAGACCTTTCTTTTGCGCATTGGCATATTGTGCCGCAGTAGCGTCTGTTGCAAAAGAGAAAATTTGTTTTAATCTAGATTCGCTATAATTAAAACCTTCTAATTGAGGAATCCAACCAGACTCACCACCAGCAATACCAAGTAATGCACATTTTTGTTCTTTTGTTGTTAAACCAACTTTGTCGCATGCAGCAATAAGTGCTTTAATACCATCAGATGCTTTACTAGAGTTTGAAGATGATTTTGGTGGCGGAACTGTTGGAATTGATATATTAGTATTAGATTGAGTAACTGGCGCAGCAGTTGTTGCTGATGCATCAGGTTGAGCAGATTTTACTGGTTGTCCAGAACTATCTAATATAGGTTGTCCAGTACTTGTGGTTACAACTCCCTGAACTTTACTTGAATTTACTGCATCTAAGTTAGAAGGAGGATCTTTAAATGTAATAATGTTTTCAGTATAACCACTAACTTCTTCACTAATTGTAATCTGAGTTGGTGAATCAATTGTAACAATATAACAATTTTGAGATAATCCAAAACCAACAACTTTCATATTGGCTTTTAGTGGCGTCGTTAAATTTGTAGATCCATTTTCTGGATCATAAAAAGTTAATTGTTTACCAGAAACTGGTCCAACAATAGTTCTTAATACAATATCTTTTGTTCTATATTCTTGGATAGCAGTTCCACTATCATCATCAGAAATAGCAATTGGGTTTTGTGGTATACCACCAACAGTACCAAATATTAATGGTTGCTGCATCGAATCATCAGCAAACATAATAATAACAGTTGTACCTTCAACTGGACCAACTGGGGTTGAGCCAATACCATTCATCGCAGCAGAACCTACTGGCTGAATCGGAGTTGCCCATGGTAAGTCATTTGTTGGTAGTTGCGTTTTATCGTGAGTATGCAATCCTACAATACGAACTTGGCATCGACCAAGTTGTAAAGGATCTGAGCGATTTTCAACTATACCTGTATAAAACATTATGATTTTTTCCTATCAATACTCAATTGTAAAGAATCTTTAATTAATTCCATATTACACTCATGACGCTCACGAGTAATATAATGGTTAATTGCTGAAATTAAATAAAAACCAGAAAACATTTGGTCAATTAAATCTTTGTCATTATCTTGATTACTTGCTGGTTCAATTTTATTTAATGTAACTGAAACCTTTTGCCCAACTGTATAATCTGCTCTTCCTGGAACTACAATTTCAATTTTATTGGCTTCAGCCATTTTCATTAATGAAATACGTTTCTGAAGATTTTTAAAATTAGTAGCATCACCAAATCCACTAAAGTTAGCATTATCTCTTGGATAATTTATTAGTAATGCATTAGATCTAAAAATTGCGTTATCACCAATAAGAGGATTTTTATTAAGATGATTTAAACTATCGAAGTCTGCTTTAGCATCATAATTCTTAACATTATATTGTTTCTTATTAATATCAAAAGTAGTAACCTTTGACGAGAACATACCACTACGCAATCTATCCATATAATCAAAACCAGTTGGAATTGTAATATTGTCTATGCGTCTATAATCTTCCTGCACATTTTTAGAATCACCGCCACTTCCAGTTTTATCTCTGGTATATTTGTCATATGTAAATTGTTGATATACACCATTTGCATAAAGACTATCTAATGATATAAAATAAAAACCAAAACGATTCTCAAAGAAAACATAACTTGGAGATTGGTTCTTATTAATAGCATAACTAGTAGCAAAATTAATTGCTTTTACTGGAGACCAGAAATTAGAAATAAACTTTATGTCTTTTGTCGTAGGTTCAGTAAAGATTTCCTTTTGACTCTGTAAACCATTAAATGAATCTTTTACTAAAGAAGTAACAATATCAACTGGACTTCCAGTATATACTTTACTAATTTTTTTGTTTAAATCAATAACAGCTTCAATAGAAATAAAGTGTAATTGATATACAATGTTCTTATCACCAATTAATTCTCTATCGCTTAATTTGTAAATATAAAATTTACCTTTAATATTTTTCTTTTCGTCTAAAGTTGGTGTACTAATTTCAATCTCAATCATTTCTTCACCAACAAAAGGAAAGAGATTCACTAAGTCAAATGATTCTTTAAGAATTAAAGAACCACTCATAAATGGAGAGAATAAGTCTTCATAAATTGAAATGGCAATAACCTGTGCAGCAACATCTTGCTTCACCCCACCACTGGTAGTAATATCACATTTGTCAATGCTGACTTCACCAGCAAAATTTAAAACTTTATCCGCTGGTTGCATTATAACTCATCTTTAAAGTTCTGTATAATCGTAGAAACTAATTCTCTTGAAATAATTTTAATAGATCGTTTTGATTCGTTTACAGTATCTTCATATTGTCTATTTGAAATTGAAGTAGCTCCAGGAACATCACTACTTACAATAAATCCATTATAGTCAACATAGTGGTGAACATCATCAGAAGCATCACCATATTTGTCGCTTACAAATTGATCAAGCGCAACTTGAGTAAGTGGCCAATCTGCAAGATAATCATATCTTTCATTTGCTAACATTACAATCCAATGATATTGTGCATTGCCATAAACTTTTTCAGCAACAATTTCTGGAGTTTCACCATCAACAATATCATAGTAATCATATACAGTAACATTTGCTAATACATCTCTACGGAAACGAATATTTCTAGTAATATCAGTTAATGCTAATGCTTTAGTCTGAGTTTGTTGGTGAGTAAATGGAGCAGAAACTGTAACGAATGGTGGTGACGCATATCCAGTTCCAGGTTCTGTTATAACAACGTCAGTAATAACACCTGAATTAATGACAGCAAAAGCAGTTGCTGCCAAATCTCCAGTTTCTGGAGCAGAAAATGTAATTGTTGCATTAACATATCCTGAACCACCATTAACAATATTTACAGCACCAACTGTTTGGCCAGCTAAATCTGCAGTTAATACTGCTTGCGTTCCAGAACCGACTGTTGTTGTAATATCAAAATCATAAAGGAACTGCGGGAAATTTTTAAAATACATTATAGACCATCCTTAACTTTATCTTTGGTAAGAAGGGCAAGTTCGCGGAATGAAAGTGTAATATCAATTTGAGTTGGCATACCATCATCAAATGTATTGAACATGCCATTTGGGGCGTAGTTAATTGCAAGATCAGTTAATACACAAGAAGTGTGACGATGAATCTTATCATTTTGTTTACCACCAGTATAATAAAAAATATCAAACTCAGATGGATAAATATAAACGAAATTATTAGAATCTTTAAATTCTGGATGCATATGTAATTTGAACTGTTTAATAATGTTCATTACATTTTGCGCTTCTGTTGAATTTCTTGGAAAAAACTTATAGTCAAAACTAAATGTTCTAAAATGAACACCTTTAAATACTTGTTCCTTTTTAGGATTTGCTGCAAGACCAGTAGCGACTGAATTGCCAGCACCCTGTGGTCCTTTGGATAATGCGAGGTTGGTTAAAATATCTGCACCAACTCCAGTAACATCACTATCTTTACCTTTACTTTGAAGTGCTTTCATTATTTCACCACCAACTGCACCAGCCATCGCTAATGCTGAAGTATCTTCGTCACTCCACTCAACACCATAATTAATTGCTAGGTTATTTGGTATATGTAAAGCAATAGCAGTCTTTAATCGTTTCTGACTTCGTTTAGCATCTGGTGCATTTAATGCAACTACGCCACCAACTACGCCACCAACTACGCCACCTTTAACAGCACCAACACCAGCACCTTTAAGATCGCCAGTCATTAATCCACCAGCAATAGCACCCTCAACCGCAGTAGCACCTACGTTTGCTCCAACTAATTGTTTGCTAGATAACCCCATACCAACCAAATCACCACGATCTCTAGGTGTATTGTCTTCAACTGTTGGCGTAGCATCTCTGGTAATCAACTTTGAATCGATTGATACATTAATATAGAAAATAGCGTAGTTTCCACCGTAAATCCCCTCTGGTGACATAAGGTCGCTTGGATATGAATAATTTTGAATATCATACATACCAGCATTGAATTCGGATGGTCCACCTCTTGCAGTATACAGGTTTGTTTTGGTAGAAGCTGGTGGTGCGTTAGTTAATAGTCCACCTGATGTAGCATTTTCAACACTATCTGGTGTGCTAGATATAACATTACCTAATTCGTCGTATGTAGTTGGCATTTATTTTCTCTAAATAATAGTATTATTACCTATTCTATTTCTTATTTATGTTCCATAAAAGATTCTTTAAACCTTTGCATCCAGAAAAATACTCTGGAGATCCGACTAATATCATAATGCGATCTAGTTGGGAGACCCGATTCGCTTCTTGGTGTGATAAAAACCCAAGTATAGTAAAATGGCAGTCAGAAGAAACTGTCGTTCCATATCGCTGCCCAACTGATAACAGAATACATCGGTATTTTGTTGATTTTCAAATTCAAGTATTACAAACAAATGGTAAATTAAAGCGATATTTGGTTGAAGTAAAACCAGCTAAACAATGTTCTCCACCTGTGTATCCTGGAAAACAAACTAAGCGTTATCTAGCTGAATCTGTTACATATATTAAAAATCAAGCAAAATGGAAAGCAGCAACCGAATATGCTAAAGATCGTGGATGGGAATTTAAAATTATAACAGAAAAAGAACTTGGGCTTACTTAACCTAAATAAAGAATATGGCTATTAAGAAACCAATTCAAGACGTTTTTGACCAAAATAAATACGATCTCTTAACTGCGGTAAAGAGATCTAGAGGTTGGTTTGAAAAACAAGTTGCCGCAATGGCTCAGCAAAACATCACTCCCAATAAAGTGTTGAAGGGTGAGCCATCAGATATGCGAACTTCAATTGTTCCAGGGTCTTTGTATATGTATATTTATGACCCAAAAACCAAAGAAGATTTGCCATATTATGATAGATTCCCTTTGGTATTTCCTTTTAGAAAAACCCAAGATGGTTTCTATGGATTAAATATGCATTATTTACCATACGATTTACGTATTAAATTGCTTGATCAACTTCTAGTTTTTAAAAGCAATAGTCGTTGGGATGAAACAACAAAGATTAAATATAGCTGGGCATTAATAGATGGCGTTTCCCGTTTTGCTCCAGCGAAACCTTGCGTGAAGCAGTATTTAAATGGTCATGTAAGAAGTCAATTTAGACAAATCTATTCAGAGGATTGGGCAACTGCTATGTTATTACCAGTTGAAAGATTTGTTGGTGCATCTAAACAACAAGTCTGGTCAGAATCCAGAAAAATTACAAGAAGAGCATAATGGCAAACTCTCCAATAAACGATTTTATTTCTTCAATTAAAGCTAATGGTCTTTCTAGAACAAACCGATATGCGGTAATGTTTGGAAATACACCATGGGCAGAATCAGCATTAACAAAGAATACAGTATTATTTTGTGACCAAATCCAGTTGCCTGGAACAAATTTTAATACAACTGATATGAGAACATATGGCGAAATTAGAAAAGCACCATATGAAAGATTATATGAAGACATTAATATGTCGTTTTATGTTGATACTGATATGTCTGTAAAATTATTTTTTGATTTTTGGATGGAACATATTCAAAATCCAGTTTCTCGTAATTTTAATTATTATGAGAATTATACTTCAGATATTGTTATTGAAGTTCAGGATTTACAAAATCAAACAAGATATAATATGAAAATGTTTGAAGCATTTCCAAAAAGTATTGGTGCAGTTCAGATGGATTATAATGCCAAAGATGTTATGAAGTTATCTGTTAATTTTGCCTACAAATATTATCACGTCGGAGCATTAGAAGGTCTTCAACAACAAGATGTTATTGGATATCCAGGAGTAAATGATCTCAGTCATGACCCATTAAATGTTCTAACAAATAGATTACAAAATTTTGCTATCGGTTCTATCGGTGCATATGGTGTTTCTAAAATACCGTCATTAACTAAAAATTTACCATCAATAAAGTTTTAAGGAATTAAAATGGCAGAGAAAAAGGAAAAAGACGAAGATTGGATGCAAAAGAAATGGCGTCCAGCTATGGGCTGGATGTATATGTTGATATGTCTATTAGACATGGGCATATTTCCAATTCTTTGGGCAGTTGTTCAAACATTAAATCACCAACCATTAATTCAATGGAATCCATTAACTCTCCAGGGTGCTGGTTTATTTCATATAGCAATGGGAGCAGTTTTAGGTATTAGTGCGTTTGGTCGCACACAAGAAAAATTAGCAGGTACTGCGGCAAATCCAACAGCTACTTCACAAACTATGACAAACAATACAAATATGTCAGGTGTTCCTAGCGGGATGCAAGGTGGTATGGGTGGTGCTGGAGGATTTGGTGGAAATACAGGAATGGGTGGTGCTGGAGGATTTGGTGGATCAACAGGTGGTTTCGGAGGAGCAGGAAATGGCGGATTCGGTGGTTCATCAATGGGCAGCACTCCAGCATTTGGCGCATCTACGCCAGGAGGATTCGGTGGGGGTGGTTTCGGTAGTTCACCAAGTCCAGCGCCAGCAGCAGGCGCAGGTGGGTTTGGTAGTCCAGCAGCAACAGGCGCAGGTAGTTTTGGAAGCGCACCTACAACAACTCCAGCGCCAGCAGCAGTAACCCCTGTTTTACACCCCAGTGACCCACAAACAAGAAATACTAGAAACGATCTATAAATATGAAAATTGATGATACATTATCAGAGGTGTTTAATATGACACCTCCAAAATCTAAATGTGAGGTAAGCGAAGTGATTGATAATACTACTGGTGAAATTCTACAAACACCAGAAAGTAAAATTGAAACCGACTACGAAACTACTAGAGCAAATCTGCGCGAGCTTCTTATTACTGGACAGAATGCTTTATATTCTGCTCTTGAAGTAGCTAAACAATCTGAACATCCACGTGCTTTTGAGGTTGTGGGTAATCTTATGAAACAATTGGCTGATGTAAACCAACAACTATTAGATATACATCAGCAAAAACAAAAATTAGATGCACCAAAGAAAGGTGCTGATAAAGTAACGAATAATGCTATCTTTGTTGGTAGCACTGCTGAGTTGAATAAGTTAATTAAGAATATGTCTAAAGGAGAATAATTATGGCATTGCCAGTAATGAGTACACCAATTTATAATTTGGTGATACCTTCTACTAAAAAAAGTGTTAAGTATCGTCCGTTTTTAGTAAAAGAAGAAAAGGCAATTTTAATTGCGCAACAAAGTGAAGATACTGTTATTATGGTAGATACGCTTAAGAGTGTAATCAGATCTTGTATTTTAGATAAAATTGATCCAAATGATTTAGCTACATTTGATCTTGAGTATATCTTTACTCAAATTCGAGCAAAATCTGTTGGTGAAACTGTTGAACTATTATTTCCGTGTGATAATGACCATGGGGATCAAAACGATAAAGCCAAGGTAAAGATCTCAATTGATTTAACTAAAATTTCTGTTGAAACTCCAGAAAATCATAATGCAAAAATAGATTTATTTGGTGATGTTGGTATTGTAATGAAATATCCAACAATTGAAATTATGAGTAAGTTAGAAAAAACTGATACTGATGATCTAGATAATATTTTTAATATTATAGCTGAGTGTGTAAATTATATTTACGAAGGCGATAAACTACACTACGCTAAAGAACAAAAGAAAGAAGATCTAATTGAATTCTTGGGTAATCTAAATTCTGAGCAATTTATAAAAGTCCAAGAATTCTTTTCAACTATACCAAGGATTAAAAAAGATGTTGAATACGACTGTCCAATATGTGGCAAACATCATATTAAAACCTTGGAGGGAATGCAAAGTTTTTTTTAATTAATCTCTGCCATGAAAGTCTAGCGAATTATTATAAAATGAATTTCGCTTTGATGCAGTACCACAAATACTCTCTAGCAGAGATTGAAAATATGATTCCTTTTGAAAGAGAAGTTTACGTTGCTATGTTAATACAGTATTTAGAAGAAGAAAAACAAAGAATAGAAACAAACAAGAGATAAACTAAAATGGCAAAACGCACAGGTAACAGTTCAGTAAATTCTAGTATCAGACAACAGACACAGTCTAATGCTGAGGGATTAGATAATCTACTGGCAGCACAACAGGCTTCTCTTGGTGAACTATCTTCAATTAGAAAGCTGATGGAACTATCTAAAGACCGTGAGAAAATTCAGAAAAATGCTAATGGTGGTATTGATGTTTCCAAAATCCAAGAACAAATTCTAGATACCGCAAAACAACAGTTAAAAGGTAGCAAAACATTTTGGAAAACTAGAGAAGAAATGGACAGGATTGCTTATCAAGAATCTGATAAGATTGCTGAGTTAGCAAAGGCGATGAATACTAGTGGTAATTTTCTACAAAAACTTGGTGACTCTTTAACTCAAAAGAAAGAGGGGGTTAAAGAAAAGTTTGGTATTGCTAATGGTGGTTTAAAGAAAACAGTTCTTGGGGCATTAAATGTTGGTGGTGTTTTTAATAAAACTCTGGCCAAAGATGCGTTTAAACAGAAACAAAAAGCACTTGGTAATGATGTTACTGATGAAGATGCTGAAGGTGCATATAATACTTCTAAACAAATAAAAGCTCATGATCAGAAAATTTCTGCTCTTAAAGCTAAACATGGTATTAGCGACGAAGAATTTGGAGCATCTAAAACTGGTAAAGAGATGCTTAATAAAAAAGAACAGCTAACTAACCAATACCGTTCTTATGATAAAAGTGCAAAAGCAGTAACTCCAGATCCAACTGAAAGAAATATTAATTTTGATAAGGTTAGTGCTCCTCAAAAAACTCCAACAGCAACTGCTGCTGAAGCTACTCAAAACGCAGAAGCAGTTGAAGAAAGTAAAAAAATGGAGGATGACGAACTCCATTATTTAAAAATTATTGCTGAGAATACTGGAGGCGCAGATAAATCTAAAGGTGCTAAACCAGATGAAAAGAAACCAGAAGGTGGTGGTTTATTAGATTCGTTATTCAGTATGCTCTCTGGTGGTTTAATGCAAGCATTTAAAGCATTATTAAATCCAGGAGCAATCCTTAAAGCACTAGGTAAAGTATTTGCAATTGGTATGATTGTTGGTGCGTTATTTGAAGGTATTATGGATGGGTTTGAGGAGTTCCAAAAGACAGGCGATATCGGTAAAGCACTTATCGCTGGTCTTGCTGGTATAATTGATTTCTTAACTTTTGGATTATTTGATAAAGATAAAATCAAAGAAGTTATTGGCGATATGGCAGCATGGACTGAAGACCATATCATTAAGCCAGTAACAGAATTCTTCACATCAATGAAGGATGCTTTCATGGGTATGTTATCTAAGATAGGTATTCCAGAAATTACTTTATTAGATACAAAATTAACAGGTAAAGTTAGCGTTGGTCCGTTCTATCCATTTAAAGATGCTGAACCTGCTAAAGCAAAAGGTAGTACACCAGAAGCAGCTACGCCAACAAGTGCTACTACAGTTGAACAAAAATCTGCTGATAATGCGGCATTATCTGGTGCTCCAGTTGCAAGTAACAAGACTAATGTAGTCAATGCTCCGCAAACTACGAACAATACTACTAATCAGGTTATTAAATCTCCAATTAGGAACCAAGAGTCATCTCAAAGTAGGTATATCGCTACAAAATACGCATAAAAAAGGGCACCGAAGTGCCCTTTTCAACAACTACTAAATTATTCTTCAGCAGCAATTTTCTTAAAGTAAGACATTACATCTTCGTCATCATCTTCAGCTACAGCTACAGCTTTTGGTGCTGGTGCTGCCTTAGAAGCAAAGGTTGGTGCCGCAGCAACTGGACGATCTTCCTCAGACATTTGAGCAGCAGACTTACCTGCAAAAGTATCACCAGAAAGAACTGCATCAAGTTTCTTCTTTAATTCATCATAAGACTTAAAGTTGCTACGATCAGTAAACTCAGACAACTTGTACTGAGCATTAACGATACGAACCAATTCCTCATCAGAATCAGCAGCAGGACATGGTTCAGAAAATACTGACTCATCGTAGTTGGCGTAACCATCTTTCTTGCGCATGCGCAATTTAAAGTTAGCACCTTCCCACAAATCGAATACATTCACTGGCTTCTCATCTTCAAAAGTTGGACGAGCCTTGTCCATAATCTTATCAAAGATTTTCTTACCAAACTTAAACAAGAATACTTTACCTTCGTTCTCTGGGTGCTTTGGGTCAGACACAACGAGTACGTTAGCAGTGAAAGACAACTTACGCTTTTGTTTACGAGCGATCTCTTTGTTAGCATCAGAACCTGAGTTCCAAAGCATAGTGTTCAATTCACCGACTGGATCATTTTCACCAAGAGTTGTTAGGGAGTTTTCGATATACCATTTTCCAGTTGGACCTTGGAAGCCGTGATTAAACATGCGAACCCATGGGAGTTCATCGCCTTCAACACGTGGTAGGAATCGGAGAGTTGCTGTTCCGTTACCAGCTTTATCGCCTTCTAGACGCCAGAAGCGATTGTCGTCATAAGACTTCTTTTCGCCACTTTGTGGGTTAGAAATTTTATCAAATTCACCAGCAATTTTGCTGAAGTCTTGATTGCGCATTTTACGGAGTGTTTGAATATCCATCGTATTTTCCTTTGTATTAAAATATTACTTTGTATTAGTATTATGTTGTATTGAAATTTCATCATCTAACTCAACATCATCATCGAAGTCTTCATCGTTGATGTCATAATCTTCTTCAACATAGTTATTTATCGTTCTCATTCCGCCAGTTTTTTTACCGTTAGAATGTTTGGCATGCTTTCCCGAACGACCACCAAATTCTGTATCATCAAAACTCTTTGATGATTTATGATATGTGCGACCCATATTAATCTAGTTCTTCAACAAAATGTGTAAATATTTTACGTAGTTTTTCTTTATCATATTTAATAAAACCAGTCAACTTCTTTATTCGTAATAATTCACTACTCCATATATATTGGACAGAAGTATTATCAAGCCAATGTTCAATAATATGATCTAGTTCATTTACAATCACAAGGGTTTCAATTGAAATTTTACCACCGAGCCATAACTTTAATGCAGCTGGGTATTCATTAAAATTAAAATCAAAAATACTAGAAGTTGGTAATTTATTTATCTCAACATATGTCAATAAAGACGCAAGGTCGTCAATAAAAATCTTAGTAATACTCTGTTTTCTTTTATTCCATTCAGCTAGATTATCATCTGCTTCTTGACCTGCATAAATTGCAGACTCATTACCATAAGCAAAATTCGCAACAAAGAACTGAATAATATCGCGATCGTTTCCAAACTTCCTTGCTAATTTCTCAAAAATATATCTATCATTCCGAGCATTAAATGCTTCACGTGAACCTTTAACATTTCCTCGGTTTTCGAAGACGTTAAATTTCTCAGAGGTAAAGTGTAACTTTAATGCGAGATAGTAACGATATGCTTTAAAGCCATCCATCACACGTCCAGTTTTGCTCTTTTAGGTAAATAGTTTTCATCTTGAAAATTTACCTCAAGTTTATCCTTAAGAGATTTATTTACAAGTTTTGCGACATCTTCTGGTTCAATAAAGTTTTCTTTACAATATTGAAGAACAGCATCCATGTAAGATATCTTTTTATCACGAACAATCTGTTCAATATGGAGCGAAAAATCGTTTGAAGATTTAAACATGTTTTTTAATCCAGTATTCAGTGTTGCGAATTTCTTGGCAAACTTTATTATAGTCAGCAGATTTCTGTTTATATAATTTCCAAATAGGGGTATCAGTTCGTTCTGGATCCATCTGGCGATCAAATTTATCCAAATACATCGTAAAGAACTTATCTAATTTCATCTTCTGAATTAGAAGTTCTTGTCGTTTAGTTTTGTAATCCATTATATAATTATACCTTAGTTCTTCATAAAAGTCAAGTTTACCTACGCATTGTTGCAATATCTTTTGCTTCTTGATCGCTAAAAATTGGAACTGCATTTGACTTATGCATAGTACCAATACCTTTGATCAAACTTCCTGTATAAACTGGAGCTTCTTTTTTAACACATGGACCACCAGTAAAAGGAAGACTCGGAATCTTAGGTGTCTCACGACAAGCAGGTTTTCCAAGTGAGTATACATCACTGAGTTGTTGCTTTTTGGGAGCAACAGTCTTTGTGGTATACTTCTTTAACAACTGTTCCCAACTATCTCGTAACTCACGTTGTTTTGCATTGGGTTTTTTCTTTTTAGACTTTCCAGGGGATGTAAAAATCATTTGCATAATATAGTCATCAAAATAGTTAATCACAGTATATATTATACCCTACTTTTTAATTAAAGTAAAGCGATTTTTGACTATTTTTTAGAGATATTTGACTCTCTACCATGTCCTGAAGCATATTGCATACAAATCCAGCTTGAATCACCATAGGCGCAACGAACTGCAAGAGGATCAATTCCCTTTGCGATTGCAGAGTCAATATTTCGTTCCATTGATTTTAATTCTGCATTTTTATTGTAAGTATAACTACCAATTAATGCAAGAATTGCAAGAAGAATTGATATAATAAACACTTTATCGTTTGTAATCATAAGTTCCTTTAATTTTACCATGTTCCGTTATCCAATACTGTTCTAACAGACAGCGGACCAACGGTAATATAAATTGCATACATAGAAGGATCAGTATCTGTTGGTTTATGAAATGAACCAGATAATCTCCAGTGGAATGGGTTTAATGCAAAACTTACCCATATACCAGAGAATCTTACGTAATCAAGAAAGTTCTTTAACATCGTCGCATAGTCCTAATTTTTTTGATTCGGTTGCGCTTAACCAAATATCTTGAGGTGGCAACAATACCTCTCTAATTTTTGTTTCAGATAAACCAGTACATTTTTTATAATGATTAATCATTTTCTTAGTTGTTAAGTCAAACTCTTTAACAGTGGCAAATAATTCATGTTCTTTACCAAATGCACCCCATGAGTATTGATGACTCAAGATAGAAGTATTTGGTGTCAACAAACGATGACCCTTATCACCAGCAATAAAAATCATAAGTCCAGCTGAAGCAATCTGACCAAGACCAATTGTTCGAATTGGAATAGCAGAACCACGCATAGTGTCGATCAAAGCAAATGCTGCATTCAAATCACCACCTGGACTTGTAATAATTAAATTAAGTAATTCTGGACGCTCTTCTGCAAAATTGGCTTCAAAGATCCACTCAACCGCAGTCTTAACGCTGGTTAGAGTAATCTCCTCCATCAGAAGAAGAAAGGAATGTTTTGATTGTTCTTCCTTGAGTTGCAGATTCATTTTTGTCATCATAGTATTTTCCACTTTCTTTATAAAAAATATGTCTACCTATTACAGTAGTCTTTTCGAGTTTCCATTTTGGATTTACATAATCTGCATGATAGTATAATGCACCTTTTGTAATGTCTTTTAAATTTTCATAATTAGCATAGACATAAACTGCTACTTCTTTTGCGTCTTCATATACATCTTTATTTTTTATAGAAGTATTTTGACAAAACCAAGAAAACTGACAAACTGAAGTTGTTTTCTGTTTAACAACCCCACATATATCTTTTGGGAATCTAGGATCCTGTGTCCTATTAAGTGTAACAAGCGCAACTGCTTCTTTACCTTCTCTGGATTCATAGCCAGCTTCATGGTAAATATTTTCAGCAAGACAATCGATTTGTTGTTGAGTTTCTTTAGTTAATTGGTTATAACTTACATCAAGCAACATCGCATCAGAAAACATATTTTTTGTTAATAATATAACGCTTAAGAATAATAATATTATTGGTATGTATATACGGTATATACGCATATGATCTCCTTGTAAAAGAGAAAGAGAGCAAAATGCTCTCTCTCAATCCCTATCAGGTGGACTTTTTGCTAGTCTTTGTAGTATCTAGTGGGATGTTTGAAACAAAACCATTTAGGGTCTGAGCCTTGGCAATGATTTCTGCTTCGGATGGATAAGCTGGGAATCCTGGATGTTCAGGTAACTCTCCACCATTAATTTTAGCAATTTCTAACTTAGCATGCCAGCTATTGCTAATTACTTCACGTTTACCATAATAATCATCATTTAACATGTCTTTTGCCATTTTTAATAGTTCAAGACGGATTTCGAATGGTGTCATATTTGACATAATAATACTCCTTTGTGTTGTGTTTGTGTAATGGTGGTTTTATTGGGTTCCACCAACCCACGTGTATAATTATTTAGGATTACTTCGCTTCTACTTTTTTCTTTGGAGTAGGTTTTGTACCAGAGGGTGGAGCCTTTGGAGTTTCCGCTTTTTTAGCAATAGTAGTTTTTGCTTTTGTTTCTTTCTTTGGTGCATCTGCTGCGATTGCATTAATGGCCAAATTAGCCATTAATGCTGCTAACAATAATTCTTTTTTCATGTTATATCCTTTATAAAATTAAAAGTAACTTCGGGATAATCGTTTTGGAGTTTATCCCAGTTCAACCTCCAATTTACTATACGCTGAAGTTCTGAATCAGGATTATGATCATAAACTAATGTATTAGTAAAACTTTCAACAGTATCCTTAAACATTGAGTCAACCCCAAATATATCAAGTTCTGTGAAATCATTTTCACACATAATTTGCGCAGCGACATGACCAGCTGAAAAGAATTCAGGAGCATCTGGCATCATATCAATAAACAAATTATTGTTTAGTATATATTCTCTAAACTTAACTTCATCAGTCGTTCGCCATGCTTTGGTTGTAAAAAAGGCTGGACAAGAAATCAGATTAGGATCCCCTGCCCAGCGATGTATTACGTTGCCATCAAGTATAACTGTTGCATTTACTTTAGTCCAAGGTATATTACAACCGATAATATAATTATACCCTAAATTTTCTTGAAAAGCAAATCTACTTGGACCATTGCAAACTACTGCAGCTTTCATGCATCAACCACTGCAACAATAAATTCTTCTTTAATCATTACACGTTGAGCATCATCAATCTTAACGACTTGACCTTTATTCCATTCCAAATAAATTTTGTCACCAACATTAACTGCGGTAACTTCAGAACCTATTGCTAATACTGTACCTGTTTTTGAATTACGATTAGATGTTGTTCCATCTAAAATAATTCCAGATTCAGTGGTTTGGTCAACTGCATTTTCAGCGACCAAAACCATTTTTCTCAGTGGTTTAATTTCCATATTAAAATGCGTACTTTGCGCCAACCAATACAGTTGATCCATTTAAGTTATCAACACGAGATTGTCCAGCCTGATAACGATAATCAACAGTAGCAGCAACAGATTTTGTTACTGGGATTGATACACCAGCACCAACTACGCCAGCATAGCCAGAACGATCGGAATAATATTTTGAATTTTCTTGATCAAGGTATACTGCACCAATTTTAGCAGTTAAAGTTGCAGAGCCAATTTGAGCAACATCATAACCACCAATGATACTATATTTGTTTAAACTATCTTTGCTATAACGATCAAATCCAGCAGTTGCGCTAAATTTACCAAAATGTTCACCAACAGTTACGCCATAACCTGTTTGATCATGTTTTGCGTTATCATAACTCCCAGTAACACCAACCTCAAATGCTTGGGCAGAAAATGCTGCCATTAAAGCAGCAACTAGAACTAAATGTTTCATAAATTAACTTCCTTTTTAAATTTAAAAATGGTAACTTATTCTGTTACGAGGAAAGTTACCGAAACCCTAAGCAGTGTTTAGGCTGCTAATGCGAACAGTTCGTCGTTTGCGTTTACGTTTTTTGCTTCTTCGACCGAGTTTCCCCAATCCTAATGGCTTTCACATTGCCAAGTTGTCCACTTCTGTACTTGTTGCCCTGTCGAAACCTAGTCACCCCCATCAGAAGTATATTGCCACAGTTTCTATGTTTGCTACCGATAACTCGGTTCGTCAATATACTTTTGGTGGAGGTGGGGAGAATCGAACTCCCGTCCAGAACACTTTTCTAGTTGCTTCATACAACCATATCACTATTATACATTATATAGTTTAAAATGTCAAATTATTCTTTAACTTCTTTACCAACATCAATTACATTCCATGCACGTTCATGAAAGAAATATAGAATTGAGTTAACTACGAGCGCAAAAGAAACTACACCCAAACCAACCATCCAAGATCCTGATGCTAAGTAACCACCAATAAAATTAGTAATCGTAACAAGAATACGCCATGTAACAACTTTACCCAATGAGCGCATTGTTTTTTCATAAAATTTAGTTTTAAACAAAATCATTTTATCCTCAAATATTTTTTAAATTTTTGTAATCTAATCTTAACTTTCTAAACCCACCAATCCAATTGTCTCTTTTTTCTATAAACCATCTTGGATCATCATTATCAACTGCCATAATAATAACAAGTCTTCCGATAGGAATTCCTGTTCTTTCTTCAAAAGCTACTGCATATGCTGCAGTTTGCATAAAGTAGTTATGAATGTCATCTCTATCTTTTGGTTTGCTTGATGTTTTAAAATCTATAACACTAAGTTTACCTTGGAACTCTGCGATGCAGTCAACTGTGCCAGCGACTTGTAAATGGTCAGACCATAATGGAGTTTCCAAGCAGTGGATGTTGTCAACTTGGTCAAGGAGGGGTTTGATAGAGTTGAACATTTGGAGGTCGAACATATCTGCTTCGAATAGGTTTCCTCGTAAATAGTCTTCACAATACTGGTGAATCCTCGTTCCTCTTGCTGAGGCTCTTCCAGAGATTTTATTTGCTTCTGCTTCGCCAACTCGTTTTCTCCATTCTGCGATCCCTTTTGCTGAGTGCAGTCCTGTAACTGTCGTAACGGAGGGATAGGATTTACCCGATGGCGTTTTATATACTCTTGTGCCATCGGGGGATGTATCACGTTCAAGTTTAGCGATATCATGATGTATAAATGTTTTCATTAAACGTATTGAATAATCTGATTATATAATTGTTGTCGTTCATCAAGACCAAGATAACCACCATTGATAATCTTAGTCATAGTTTTAATATCACCAATATCAGCATAGTGATTAAGATTATGTGCATTCCAGAACCAAATCGCAGACATTAAAGCGAAATCTTTATCATACGTTACCCAGTCTGGGTTATCAAGTAAATTTTGCCAGTCATCAAACATATCTTGCGCAAACTTAGTATAATTGGCTTTACCAGTTAACTGAATTGGACCACGTCCACGATATTTCCAACCATCACCAGATGCTTCATCGCCATTGCCCATTCGGTTAGCATAGATTCTATTGGCAATCTTTTCTGGTTGACGAGCATATTGATCAGCATCTCCATGGAAATGCGAACCAAAAATACCCATTAAACCTTGCGCTGAGTAATTTAAATTTTCTTCAAAGATAGCCCATCCACCTGACTCATGACCACATTGAGCAAGAAATGCTGCAATACGATGGGGTTGATCAATACCATAATTAGGAAAAGTTTTATTCATAGAAGCAACCCAACCTTGTGGGTCTGTATTTCTAGGAAATATCTGAGCAAACTGTTCTGCTGTTATCATTTTTGAACACTCCATACGTTAAGATCATATCTGGATTAGAAAAATACTCAACATTATTTAGTGCCTCTTCAAATGTTACTGCTTTCAAAAATACATCATCTTTACCAATATTTGAATATAAAAACAAATCATTAATGTCTAATAAAGATTTTAGAGATTTAAAAAAATGTTCTATCATTGGCATACCAGAATTATGATTATAGTTATTAGAAATTCCACCAAAAACATTTAATCCAGGTTTTAATGATGGATCTTTTTCCTCTATAAAATCTGGTATATATTCTCGGATATTAAATCTTCCTACATTTAAATACTCAGACATTAAAGTAGTTGATATGTGAATAGAAGATCTTGCATCAATAATATTTAAAGCACGTTTTCTTTTTATAAATTCAGTAAACATATCGTACACATATGGACTACCAGGAGTAAACATATAGACATGTTTAAATTTAAGTTTTTTATATTCTTGCTGAAGAAAATTAAACAAATATGAAATTATTGTCGGACCATCCCTCTGAATTCCATCATTAATATTCCATATTCTACCAAACGTATTCATCACACCATATTTTAAATTTCCATCATATACATTAAATTCAAACTCTTTAAAAAGTATTTCATGTCCTGAAGGAGCACTTAAATATTCAGGATTAGAAGAATGATCTATTCCAAGATAGTCGGCTGTCATTAACGCAATACAATCATTGCTTGTTTTTAATTTATTAACAACTTCTAAAAAACTTTGTGTTATGTCTGTATTACGAATTGGTATACCGACACGTGTTATCTCAAAATCATACATTATTTTTTCTTGTCCTCGTAATCTTCATATTTTAGTTTGGCTAAAATATAATCTTTTACTAGTGATGAACGAACAATATCATCTACAGTAAATTCAATACGAGTAAATGCTTTCATGTGTTGAGCAATATCAAAAAACTTTAAAATACCAGTAACGTCGTTCTTTCTTTTATTTAGGTCGGTTTGTCGATAATCCCCACACCAGATAATTTTAGACATATGACCAACACGAGTCATAACTGTATCAATCTCTTCATAAGTCAAGTTCTGCATCTCGTCAACGATAATAATTGCATTATCAAAAGACATACCACGAATAAACGAGGTAGAAATAAAAGTTACATAACCCTGTTCTTCTAAACGATCCCATGCGTCTTTACGATCAAATAACTGATGGCAGATTTGACGATATGGTTGTTCATAGATATCCATCTTTTCACCAACATCGCCTGGAAGGTGACCAATTTCGCGAGATTGGACCGCAGAACGAACTACGATAATTTTATTGAATGGATTTGTTTTATCGAGGACTTCTTCAATTGCTTTATAAAGTGCAATGAAAGTTTTACCAGTACCTGCGACGCCATGGAGTGCTATAAAGTAGTCACCCTGTTTATATGCATTATAAAATAGTTTTTGATTATCAGTTAATGGTTGAAATGTTTTTAAATTATCTAATCTTAATTTTAATTGATTACTAGCAACTGGCTTTGACTCACGTTCTTCATTATGTATTTCTATTACTTTTTTTGCTGCCGAAGTACGAGCCATTAGAATTCCTTATAGTTGTGACGATGTTTTATTTAATTCGCTTCCTGGTGATCGTTCGTGTATTTTTTGTAATACCTCCTTAAATCCTGAATCAAATTTACGAGTTGTGCTTAATTTAGTAGGATCTCCAAATGCTACTGATTGGATTACTGTTTCTAGGTGGGGATTATTTTCCCTGAATGGGTCGAGTTCTGACATTTTCATCACTTGTTCAAACTGTTCGCCAGTTTCTTTATTACGAAATACATATGTTGGCATAATATCTCCTTACCTTCTATTTAGTTTGGTTGAAGATTAAACGCAACACAAATTCTGTCTTCAGTATTAGCACTTGCTGGAACTTCATGACATAACCAACTTGGCCACATTAAAAATGTTCCTTCAACTGGGTTAATAACATATTCTGGAAATAAATTATATTTTTCTATAGTATCTCCAAATTTAATTGGATATTGTATAAATTTCCAATAGTCTCTTGGATCATTGTATACAATTGGCGCAGAATCTTTTGGTACTTTTAAATAAAAACATCCAGATAATAATGATCCTGGGTGTGGGTGGGGTGGATGCGCTCCACCAGATGTTATTTTATTAAACAAATAATATGGTGTCAAAGACCATCCAGTAGAATCTATACAATTATCTTCAAAATATTTTCTAGATGCAGTCTTAATATAATTATTGAGATTAATTAATCTTGCATCTGTTCTTTGTTTTAATCCAGCAGAATTAATATTATATGTTGAATCATAATTTTGTTGATTCAGATATTTGTCACCATATACATTTAGATAATCTTCTGCCACTGGAAGAATTTCTTTTGCTAATTCTAATTGTTCATCAACGTATAGTGGTGTTGGAAATAAATTAATGTACTGCATCTTATACGTATGCAATCCACTTAGGTGGTTGACGATTTTTCCAAGTAAACATTTCTGCTTTATCGCCAATATAGTAATTATGATACGATAACACAGAATTGCCAGCTACTTTATATTTGTCAGGCATCGCTGGTGTTGGTTCAGTAAATGATTTATCTTTTGGAATATGATTAGGTGGAAATTGTAATGTTGACATTAACAATGATGTTTTATGATCACGATTATATCTAAATTTGTATTCGTAACATAAGTCAACAAACAAATTATAAAGCCATTGATAATTTTCTAGCGACTGTCTTACCCAAACAGCAGAGGGATGGTTAATATGAGTAGCACTATACAATATATGCTCACGATTATCGGAGAGAATGTATTGCTTCCGTTTGCGACCAGACTTAGATAAACCATTAGTAAGAATACCGTCAAGATAGCGGTGAGCAGTAGAAAGTAATTGTGCATATTCGAGAATCATCTTTACGCAATGTTTATCAACGTGCATTTCTGCACACTTACGGGGATCGTTGTCAAGATAAAAAATATTCATGATAAAGTTTTTCGAGAAATTTCTAATTTAAGTTTTTGTACAGTAAATACTAGGGATAATCTACCATTATTTTTATCTTCACCAAATCCTGCAAGTGGGGCATGAATATAATCAGAGCGATACATAATTAATGTATTAAATATATATGGCATAATAAATGAATCATTATTTTGATTAAAGACGATAGTTCCATGGTCGTTTGGGTTTTCTAATGGTTTGTCGTTTAAGTAAATTACACCAGAAAGAAATTCAGAGTCTTGATGTATTTCAGATTTACCACCAAGATATTCTTTTGAAAAATAATGAAAATATGCACTACCCATATATTCAACATTTCTAGTTGAGTCTGGCGGAATATTATCAAAAACTACTTTTTTTATAAAAGTATCACTTAAGATATTATTTGTATATTCATCTAATTGTTCAGATCGTTTGCCACCATAATAAATTTGCGTACCCTTATCTTTGGGGTGCTCTGTGTGAGCATAAAATGTGTTAGATTTTGCTATATTAACAATCTCTTCTGGATTATCAAAAAAATTTGGTACAATTATTAGATCTTTAAACATATTTCCTTTTACCAGTGTTTTAAAACCCCAGTCGCCACCAACATCCTTATTAATCCAAATGTATCAATACTTGTTAACAAGATATAGTTAGCAAGCATCCCAAACGATTTCCGAGTATAAGCAGCATAAGCATAAAGAGCACAGCCACTAATCCAGACAGGGTATAGTAAAATAAGAGGAGGATTAGGGACTGTGACTGCCATCGTGATGCTGCAGCCAACACTGATAGCCCAAGCAAGCAGCTCAAGAACAAATCTAGTAGGGTTACTTCTCCAGTCATCTTTAATCCATTCAATAGTTGGTCCAAAAATATCAAGCATAATCTTTCCTTAATGCATATAACCCACGAATACCACGAATAGTATCATGAATTTGCTGAATTGTATCAGATGAACGTGTATGTAAAATTCCATATCCATTCTTTGCAGAAAATGGGTCGATGCATCCTGGAGAATCATCAACTAATATTGCTCGATCGTGAGCAAAATTAGATTTTTCTTCTTTAGAACGAACAAAATTGGCTTTATATGGAATATTCCATTTATCTAACCATTTTTGTTTTTGTCTTTTTGCTTCATTTCCTTGCTGAACATCAAAAGTTCCCATGGAAGTGAGAATTTCAATATTAATTAAGTCGAGTTTGCTCACATAAGTGAGTAATTCTTGTGTATCTGGCATAAATTCCAGATCTTCAAAGATGTGAAAATCCATAACAGCTGAACGAAATCGTTTTCCATCAGCTGCATGAGTGCGTAAAGAGCGATATGCTTTGTCAAAGTTGCAAAGCACGCCATCCATGTCTAAGTATAGTGTAATCATATTAATATTATACCTGACTTTTTAATTAAAGTCAAGTTATTTCACGAATTTTGCAAAATTAGGTGGTTTCCACCCCTCTGGTTTCAGAATTTTACCATCTTCACGACGAAAAACCATACCAGTAGTAGGGTTAATCTTGGATAAATTGCTTTTTGCACCCTCATCCCACGCAGTTTCGCAATCCCAACCACGTGCTTTCATATAACCGATGATAACCCACATCATATCGAAACAAGCATCGAGTTGTTCAGCGTCATCATTGTCTGCAACTGCTTCTGCAAACTCATTATACTCTTCATCGATCAATTTTAAATAGAGATCTGAGAGTTCATTTGGTTCGCTTGGGAAATTTGGATGTTTTTGTCCACAAGCAGATAGAAATACTTCTACATCTGTAAATACTTTACTCATTTGTTTCGCTCCGTATCAAAATAATGTTGTGAATGAACTTTATCCCAGTCTTCCATAGTTGGCTCAACAAGTTCTTCAACATAGTCAAGCGTTCCAGTTGGATTAAATCCTGCTCCACGTAAAAACAAATCTACGTTTTCAAGAACATCACCAATATAATCTACATCAAATTCATGAGTAGTTTTACTAAGCATTCTGCCAAACATATCATTGTGTTCAGCTATCAGTGTGAATTTCGGCATCGTCAATTTCCTTCTTAGATAAAATAATGGATCCGTTTGTTTTTACAGTCCATGTTAATGTGTCACCAATTTGCCATCCACATTTGGCAAGTATCTCATCAGTAAACGGGAGCATTAAATCTCCCGTTTCTGGATCTTCTTCAACAGTTAATACCCATCGGTCTCTCATTAAACCTCCACAACCTTCAATTCAAACCGATCTGCGCGATCCTCGTAGTTAATATATCCACGTGGATTACAAACAACACGGCATTGTTTAATCATATAGTCAAAGTCTTCATGAGTATGACCATGAGTCCAAAGTTTAATTCCTGGACGATCCATAATAAAAGTATCCAACTTAGAATTATACGCACCATTCATTAGTTGGTCGTGTTTATAACGTGGATGCTCAGAACCTTTGCTTGGGGCATGGTGAGTACAAACAACAGCAGTCTTCCATGGAGGAATATCTGCGTAAGTTTCTTCAATAAACTTCAACATTGCTTTGTGGTCTTCAACTGCATCAGATGGAGAAAGGTATGCGTCACGAACATGGAATGTTGCATGGTATTTTGGAACACCATTCTCATCTTTTACCTGATTGCCTTCAGCATCAAGAATTGGTTCATTAGTTCGGTAATTTACTTGACGTAAACTATTCTTACAAATTTGGAAGTCATTCATGCGACGCTCAACGTGGCGCATGGTCATTTCATCTTCACCATTCATATCAGTCCAGAGAGTACCACCGATAAACACATGGTCTTTATATTTCCAAACTTCTTTATCAAGAAAGTGAATATTATCACCACATTGTTTCATGGCATCTCTTAGATAACCTGCAGAAGTAGCAAAGTCACCATGGTAATGCTCGTGATTACCCATAACATAAACCACATGAGGAAAGTTCCTACTACAAGCAGTAAAAAAATCAAGATAGCGATCAGTTTTAGCACTAGATAAAATACTATCGGTGACACGAAGATCAACAGCAGTACAAATATCACCAGATAAAACAAGGACTTCAGCATTTTCTGTATTTTCCAGTTCAAGTTGTCCAAATTCAAGATGGACGTCAGAGCAAATTGCGATTTTCATTTTTTTCTCATTGTACAGTAAATTTTCGTGGGGTAAAATTGGTTGTAATAACATGGTTCAATAGTTTATTAAAATCTTCTGTTGCTTCTCCAGCTTCAGCAATAATTTTCAATCGAGCCAGAATTACACCAGTAAGAGATAAAGGATTAATATCATATTTCCCACATAACGCATGTAGGGTTTTATCAACTTCATTGCTGAGGGATACTAGTTTCTGATCTTCCATTTAATTCTCTCTGTTTATAATATTTAAATAATTTAACACAATTTGCAAATTGAATTGGCTCATGTTCAAAATTTGGTAAAGATCCAAAGAACTTTTCCATTTCATTGTATATTATCAATGCGTCTTCATCTGTCATTTCTTGACCCACATACAGTAATCACCAACATAAAAATTACAAGGATTGCCAACGAAATTATTGGGTGCATTATTATTAACATGCAACTGATCCATCATTGTAACATTTGCGCAGCCAGATAAAAACAATACAATAATATATTTCATACAACTATTATACCCTACTTCTTAATTAAAGTAAAGGGAAATCTGACTTTACATCAGAAACAAATAGTTGCATAATTTCTTGCAGTTCACCTGCTTCGTCTGGAGAACAGTTTCTATATCGAATCATAATACGTTTTGTAATTTCATCAAATGATTCTTTCATTAGATCTTCAATTTCTTCATAGGTCCAATCAATACAATCATTTGCATCCATTGAATACCATGCAGATAATACTTGACTGTCTCTATCATCTCCTGAGGAGTTGTTCCAGAATGTATACCAAGAACTATTACTCCACCGACTATAACTCATCCTTAATCCTTTTGTTTTGTTTTGCTCTTTCGGATTTCCAAAAAGTACGCTTCCAATCCCTTAGATGCTTCCACCATTGAGGTGGGCGAGCTAAATTCCCTTGCTTGACGTTGGCCATATAATTCTCCTCCGAAGTCTTCCAATAGTTTATTAATGCGTCGCACTGTTTTAAAGTTACGTGAATAATCTTGTGGGTGCAACCAATACCCATCGGGATTGTCTTCATCCTTTGGGTTTGCTTCCCAGCGATCATTTTCACTCTGCAAATAATCTCGATAGTCCGTAAGGGTCAATCGTGTAATATTATTCGCTGTTTCCATATCAAGTTCAAGACCAACCATTTTATTTCCTATTCATAAATTAAAGTCATTGGATCTACATTCTCATCTAGAATCTCAATGATCACACCATTATCAGCAAATTTCTTAATTAGATTATCAAGAACGCCACCACCATAAAAATTAGTACCATACGAATCCGAATGACAATGATACACGGATCCCGACGATCCCTCAAAGGAATAAACATATCCTTCCTGGGTTACGGAAACTACACCACTATTTAACTGCCACGAGTCAGATCCAGCATATCCGCCATACCAACACGCAAAGACCTTATAGAGATTCTCATCTCCTATCTTAAGCAATACCCACTTATCTGGATGATAATCACTCATTCTTTAGCCCATCCATAATAAACTTACCAAGATTCGGTTCAGTACGAGTCTGACCATATTTCCACATAACATACTGAACAATCTGCTCAGTATACGCTTCTAGCCTAGCATCCCACTTGGCTTTATCCTTACCTAGACCATAAACATCTAGATTAGTATCAAATGCAAATCTATCAATCTTTTTCATCATACACCTTTAATCGTTTCATTCCTCTACTGGGTACACGAACAATAACTCTATATTCGTCTCCGTCTTTTACTGGGAGATCGAGATGACATAATACCAAAGAAGAATCATTATAATCCTCACGAATAACCATACCCATGACTGGAACCTTACCTAGTCGACCAGAGATACGATCTCCATAAACCCAAGTAGGTGAAGGTTTATCCGCATCACGTTCTTCAAAATAGTCTTTAACTGATGCCATTATTCAACTCCCATACGGTCTTTAATATAATCACTCACCCTACTAGAATGACTACGAATTTCTTTATCATTTAGTGATTGTAAATTATTGTTAAAGGTTAGTGCGTGTTCAGCACATTCCTGAACAATCGACTCGGCGAACTTTTGTAGTCCATCGGTAATTTTTTGTGACTGTTCTTCGCTGTAAAAGTTACCGTCCTCACATAACATAAAGTCTGCTTCGACTGCTAATGCTTTAATTCGTTCGTTCATAACCAACTTCCTTGTAAAACATAGGGCTTTTTGCCTCGCTCACGCACATCTATTTGTCTATGCTTTAGTTTCAATTTTTTAGCATAATATCTTGCACGACCTAAGTGAGGTGTGCATATGTAATTCATGCTCCACCTACCATTAGCATCACTGCCTTCAATCATTTTATACAAGTGAACATAATACTTCTTTTTTGAGTAGCATAATTTCATTCTAGCAACCTTTTACAACAAAAATTTTCTCGGGGAATTTTTTTCTGACTGTGAGTTCTAATTGCTGTAGGTTATTCCGAGGTAAAATCGGTCGGTCGTACATAGCGTCCTGTAGCAGAGACTCCCGTCCAACTCAATATAGATTTCAATTTACCCCTATCCCCTTATACGACACTCAACTGGACATCAAATGAATGGTGCTGCATCTTACCATCATACAATACCACTGTCGTAGCAACACCCATATTCTTACCCATCTTATCTAGAGCAAAAAACAACGCTGTATTCTGCAGAGTATGGGCACTGCTGGTTTGTTTCTTTAATGCAGCAGTGTTAGTATAGTAACTGACACCATTAACAATAGCACGAATCTTGGCCATTAACGGATCTCCTTCATAGCAGATACCCCACTATACATAAGACCAAGACCAAGGACAGCAATGAGTATGACCACATAAAGCTGACGATCAGCAGCAGTATCCAAACCACCAGCAGCACCGAGAGTGATGATAAGACCAGTAATAGCACGTATAGAACCCCTCATAGTAGTGACCCCTCTTAGATACGGGATAGGTTAATAACACGACCTGGATAGTCCATGAATGCAACCATCTTAGGAACATAAACGATCTTACCAACACGACCCTTGTCAGTGGCGTCAGACCATGAGTCTTTAGTCACGGTAATCTTGTAAGCAGTATATCCTTGATCGGTACACTCACGCTCAACAACACCCTCAACAAAACAATCCTCACGACCAACCATCGGTTTAAAGTCGTAAGAGCGAATCACGTCACCACGATTTACAATCATTTTAAGTCCTTTTTCAATCATCATACAGTAAGTATACGCTAAATCGGAATTAAAGTAAAGGGATTTCTTGGATAACCCTACAGAATAGTAGGGAATAAACTACGGATCTAAACCCTTGTTACAACAGGATCTTATTAGGGAATATCAAACCCGACATGGTTATTATACGGGATAAGTCGCTGCAAGTCAAGTATATTTGATCTAATTCTTGCAGAAATTTACTATGTTATTTCCCTAAAATTTACTATGTTATTCAGCTTCAGTCCATAGGTCACCATCGGATATAAACTGATCCAAACCCAGTGGTGATTCTACTTGTGGGGGTATAGGTATATCTGGCATAATCTTGGCGATCTGTTTTTGTTTAAATTCAGGATCATCTATCATCTTTTGCTTCAGCGCATTTGATACCTTTGCTTTATAGGTAGGGGTAAATACACGAGAGTTACCGCACGCACGACAGCAATACTTTCCCTGCTTAGTGAATAACTTAGAGCATGTGGGGCATTTCTTCTCGGGATATTTTCGAATGCGTTTAGTTGGCATGGCGATTGTGGAAAGACAAGGGTATCAAGATAGGATCAGTTTTTAGCCCCATGCGATGATACCGATATCACTTTATTGATTCCTGTAAAAATTCGATTAACTGCGGTATCACTCTCTTATCCATAGTAAATTTCCAGTCTGGCTGATATTGTAATAGCGATAACTTCAGCATTTTATCGTCTACCTCTACTCCCAGATATGGCTTTCCATTGATGGTATCGGACAGTATTTTTTTCATGGACATATCTTTACTATATCCTCGGCTGTTCTATTGGCTTTCATTGCTTCCATACGACAATTTTGTCTCATATCTTGCGCTTTCCAAGCCATAAAACCTATACCAAATATCAATAGCATAAAGCAGATCCCTGCGTATTTTTCACTTTGATTCATCATATTCTTTTATCCAGTTTAATGCTTCATTTATATCATAGAACCATTCGCTACGAGCAGTTCTATCTTTATCAATCCAGCGATACTTGATTCTTTCGCCTATGTCCCATTTGTCACCATTCCACTTGGCTGATACGGGATCTTTGGAGTGTTCAAGAATCATTTCTTCCCCTGTAGTAATATTCCTAACCAGCAACAGAGTAGACTTGATATTGGTGTCATTATAATAGTTAATGCCAGCCAGAATAGGTCATCAGTAGTCATAATTACGTTTCCGAGCGAATTCTGCTTGCTTCTCGTGAGTGGATAGGGAATATCCTTTGTCTGACATAATCTTATCCCCAGCAAGTAAGTTCTCATGCTGTTCATTTCCGATACGAGCCAGTTCATTTGCTATATTTCGTATGGCGATATCAGTTCGCATATCTGGTTGGTTTCTTGCAAGATCGTGTAATTCTATAATAAGATCGGAGATGGTTTTCATTCTGGTTGTCCTGTCATTAGGTTTTGATCGAATGGAACAAAGTCACAGTAGCCACCATAGGTACTAACGAATTCTGAAAGCAATTCCTCAGGAACCCAAAACCTAGTGCGATTGGCATGAACCTCATAGGGTAGATTATGTTCTTTAATATAACCCACTACATCAACAAACTTCTCGGATAGAGTAAGAATGGCGTAGTGTTGGCTAGTGGCTTTGATGCGATCTTCGGTAGTGAATGTGGTCATTGCACTGCTTCCGTATGCTTATGCTTGAGGGATTTCTTTAGGATCTTTAGATAGAATTTCTTCTCGGCTGGCTTATCGGAGCGGAGAATTGCTCTGTACATCTTCTTGATTAGTTTCTTTACCTTCATTGGGTAGTTCCTCCATAGACTTCAGATTCTAGTTGAGCAATACGATCACGAGCCATTTCCAACTGATGATTGGCGATACCTAGATCGATCTCTAGTTTCTTCATTACTTCAATGAGTTCCAGGAATGCGCGAGTTTCAATTTGTTGCAGAGTGTCCATATTATTTCCTATAAATGTCAAACGAATGTGCGTGTTTCTTACGAGTGGAGCAACGCATGCTATCAAAACGAGGACCACGAAATATATAGCGAATTCCACGAATGTTTTTACGGAAATGCGCCTGAACTTCTGTTAGGTTTTCGATCGGGATACCTTTGTATAGTGGCAAACCCTTGGACTGATAGTTCTCTAAATTAATCATATCAAATCTCCTGAACAGTTACAATATAATTTTTACCATTACGATCAACCACAGTCATGGTTTTCTTAGTGCTAAGAAATTCACCACGTGGACCAAGATCATAGTTCACACGACCCACTGAATCAACAAACGTACCATACTCATGGCTGTCTTTCTTCAGTGCGTCATTTATAACTTTTGCCATATAATCACAGTAAGCCAACATAATATATCCTTTCAAAATTAAGCAGTTAACATATAAGTTGCAAGGTCTTTCCAATCTTTATTGGAAGCACGAACCTTGGCAACAGCGATAAGAGTACGGAGGGAAATTTCCTTAACATCATCCTTGATCGCACGGATTAGGGCGAGCGCATCAGATTTAACCAACTGGTCGTACTCAGGGAGGAATTCTTCTAACTTAGAGATATGTTCCATGCGGTCAATCTTTTGGCTAGTAGTCATGGATAAGTCAATCATCATAGAGCGACTACGGATCGCTTGGTCGATTTTATCTTGACTCATGTTAGAGATAAAGATCACACGACCTTCAAAGTTGAATGACTTAGGTAGGTCGTCGTCACGCATATCAGCATTCCAAGAGATAATACGCTTACCGTAGGAATCCAACGCACCTTTGAGGATGTTAAGAGCAACTGGATCTTTAAGAACAGCATCGCAGTCATCAAAAACGATAATTGACTTATTGTTTTCGAACAGGGTACGATACAAACCCTTGGCAGTGCTATAACCCTTGACGAAAGTAAAACATTTGCGAGTAGAGATAACAGCACCGACATCGAAGTCAGCGAGGTCAGAGATATCTTTGTAGCCATGGGCTTCCAAAGTCTTAGTCACGGTATAAGTCTTACCGAGACCACCTTCACCAGTGATAACAGCGGAGGGTTGAACACCAGACGCAACCATAGTCACGAGTTTCTCAACGAAACCGAAACGAGTGTTGATATCGAACTTCTCAGATTTCTCTTCGAATGCTTTCTGGGCTTCAGCGATAGTGCCAGACATTTCGTTCAGACGAGCTTTAACAGCTGATTCGTACTTAGAACGAACAACAACTTTTCCATCAACAGTACCAACGAATTTTCCAGAAGCGGAGTCAAAGGAGATCAGAGTTTTCATAGTATTTTCCATTTCAATCAATTTATACATATAGTTTACTACAGAATCGGATTAAAGTAAAGGTATTTTTTGCATTCCCCTCAACTTTTGAGGGTTTTACCGACTTCAGATCCTTTTCAATTATCATACAGTAAGTATACCTGTTTTCTGGATTAAAGTAAAGCGAAATATGACTCTAAAATCCCCTTCTAAATCAATAACTTACGTGCTCCAAAATGCGAAAAAACCCTACTTTTGGTAGGGTTATCTGTTAAACGACGATAAACTGGAGGGAAATCTAGTCTGTTTTCTCGGGTTTTCCACCATTACTCATTCGGATGCCTTTGCAATTTCTTTATAACCAGCCCAACTTGGATGAACACCATCTGCTTGATATCGTTTTGTTCCAAGGATTATGTCATTGTTCTCATTTGCGATATGCCAAACTGCTGACTGCGCTGCTGGAAACTTATCGCTTGGCATTACCCAGTAAACTACCTGAGCATTTGTTAGTTTACGAATATTGCGCAGTTCTTCTTCTGTCTTGATATACTTATGATCGTTTGATCCAAGCGAGATAATAACATGACGTGCTTGGAGTGGCATATTCTGAATATTCTTATCAAGCCATTGTTTTGAATTAATTCCACCCTTAGAATACGAAACGCATTCTTTCCTTACGTTGGCAATTCCAACTGCTATTGAATCACCTGCGATTAAACATTCTAGCATATAGTCCTTTAATTGATTGGATTAAATTATAGAAACGCATTTGATGTTGCGTTCTTTGGGGGCAATCACGTCCCTGATTGCATAGGTTATCACAACAAAATCTAGGCATAGGTATCTTTCAAAGTTTACAAAAAATATTTTTGTTATTCAACATCATATACACACGTTCTGGTAAAATATCAAATGCGATTGATAATCTTGGAGTTTCTGAATTGTTTATAGATGTATCGTGCATAACGAAACTTGGAAACAAAACCATATCCCCATTAACATTTGGTATTCTTTGCCACATCTGCTCAAGGTAAGGTGATCTATAATTGGTAGTTGTGTTTTCTGCATTTATACAAAGATTACCAGAAAGATATGCGCTTGAATAGGTTTTTGATTCAAGATGGCCATTAGTATGATTGTGCGCTTCTATCTTTCTACCTTTTCGAACTATATTAATCCATCCATGAATATAAACTTCTTCATCTGGTAGTTTCATTCCAGTCACCATATCTACATATGATTTCTTTATAAAATTTTTTAGACCAATGATTTCTTCATCATCACTTTCAAAGAAATTATAATGTGGTATACTAGCACTCACCCAATTATTAAGAGTTTCTCCTGGTTTCATAGTTCCATATTTTGAGTAGTCATCTTTACTCAAATCCAGTATAGATTGTTCTTTATTTAAAATTATCTCAATGAATTTATTTGAATCAGAGTAATTTGTTTTAAAGATTGGTAAAGTCCATTCTGGTATAAAGTCAGAGTTCGTTGGGTAATTTAAAAATATTAGCATTATCCATACACTTTATTGTTATTATCTTCCAAAAGTTTAGTATTCATTCTAACACTGGAAAAATTTATACTCATCACATATCTTGATTCATCAACTTGATTTTTTTCTGTTTTGTGGTATATCCATCCAGGAAACATAATTATATCACCAGTCTTTACTGGACCTATGTGATACCAAATACTATCACCAGCAGTTCCTCTAATTTGCATTCCATGAGAACCTCCCCAATGATATTCCATTGGATCTCTTACCATTAACGTGCCACTATTTTCTGGAACATGGATATAATAAACTACTACAAAGTTTGCTCCCTTATGATTGTGTTCATCTGTCCATGCTCCTTTTGGATGTTCATTCATCCAACTATCTGTTGGTCTATATGGAATGCCATTAATTTGCCAGCGAGTAAGCACTTCGTCTAGAATAGAATCTAAATGATTTCTGAAACCTTCCAGTTCTGGCCAAAGATGTGGATGATCGTGAGTAGTTCTAGAATATGACACAGAACTTTGTCCACCATCACGCTCAACATCTCCATTACCTGGAATATCTTTCTCGAATGTTTTATATCGCTCAATCATTTTTTTGAAATCAGTCCCCAAGTAACTGTCTCTAAAAATAATTGGTGACCATGGGTCTATAATTTCCATATCAATTCGCTTCTTTCTGGTAAGTACAAATATTTTATTTCTGATCTACGTAGTGTATCCAGCGCATCTGTCATTGTTTCAACTAAAGGATCGCCAGCCAAGTTAAAACTAGTATTGAATAAAATTGGAACACCAGTGACTTCTTTGAATTTTGTTATCAAATTGTAGTAGTGTAAATTTTCTTCCAATGTTACTGTTTGAATACGACATGTTCCATCAACGTGGATAATTGCTGGTACAATTTCTTTCGCCTTATCTGTTGCATTTACAGCATACATCATGAATGGAGAATCTTCAAGCCCACGCATATCAAACCATTCATGAACATCTTCTTTTAAAATAGTTCCAGCAAATGGTCTATACCATTCTCTGTTCTTTATTCTATTGACAAAATCTTTACCATCCTTCACACGTGGATCATAAAGGATAGATCTATTGCCTAGTGCTCTTGGTCCAGCTTCTGATCTACCTTGATACATTGCAATAATATTACCATCAACCAACAGATCAACAACATCAGCATACGATACTATTTTACTAGAAAATTCATTGCAAGGCAAATCAAATTTGTAATCAGGTGGTGGACCAAGATAAAATGTTTCTTGTTTCTTTGGTTGTGAAGGAAATTTGCTATTCCAAAATTTCTTTGCCAATCCAATTGATAAACCTGCATCACTAGAAGGTGGATCAATGTATAGTTTACATCCCTCTGGTAAATGCTTTAAGTATTCGTAGTTCGCTACACAATTAAGCATATAACCACCACTGAGAACTACATTCTTACAACCACTATTATTGATGGCAGATAATATTAAGTTTAGAACATATTTCTCAGTACCTTTTTGAACAGCATAACACCAATCCTCTTCTGGATATCGATCAAACCCAGTCAACGTAGTCATGTATATGTCTTTTGTATTTGGTAAGTACATATTTCGATCAACGTATCCATCTTCTCTGTACAAATTTAAATTTGGATTAGGTTTACCGTAAGAACTCCATCCCATTGCCTTACCACATTCCAATGAACCATGACCAAGATGAGCAGCAACTGCTGCATATAAAAATCCTGGACCAATGTGTGGTTCAAAAAAATATAGATTATTGATGTTGTAAGAATTATGTAAAAGTGGATTGTATAGTCGTTTATACAAAAGTTCAGTCTTTGATGGATATTCCATAAAATAAACAGATTCAGTTTCTACTCCAACATTTAAACCATGCAGTGTTCTATTAACTGACATATCATCTTCAGTTTTCATAGAATTTTGTGGTAAACGATCGTGCATTATATCATCTGACCACTGCTTATAAGAACCACCACCATCAACAGTTACACAAACTGCTTTATCAAATCCAGAACTATAAAAAGCAGATGCCGCATGGGCATCGTGGTGTAATGTCTTTGATGGATCAGGTAATCCCTTAAAATCTCCTGTTGGGATTAAACCAAGTTTCTGACAAAGTCTGATATATGGATTTTCATTATTTCTTTTATTGGGTTCATCCATTAACAGATAATCTAATCTATCAGTATACTTCTTCACCTCAAGAATAGCCAACATTGGCATATTCTCTGCTTTAATTCTACTTAATCTTTCTTCTTCTATGTAGAAAACAATTTCACCATTTTTCATTAAACAACAAGATCCATTGTGCATATATCCTGCAACTGAAAGAATCCAAATATCTTCTTTATTCATTTTATTCATTTCCAAAATACCCAATTAATTACAAATCTATTTTCTGATGTAACAGGATTAGAAGAAGCGTGATATCTATCTGCTTCAAATATCACTGCTCTATTTTTCTTAGGAGAAACACGCTGAGCCACTGTTAGTTTTAATGGCTCATGATTATCAGTATATTTTTCATTAAAGATAACAGTATCACCATCGCAATCATTCAAATAATAAACCATTGTATACGTTGGACTTGGAACATCAACATGTGGTTGATTATAAAATCCCTGAAACTCTTTTTGTTGTAGTAAAATATTAAATTTAACTCTGTTACTACCACCAAGTTCTAACTCAGGAAATTTATCCTTTACTGTATAGAATATTGGTTTCAATTGTTCATATGCCCAACCAAATGTTATATTTTGTCTAAGATCGCTATCTTGTACAACGCATGATAATTGACCAGCATCTTTTACTAATGGATCATACAATAATGGTGGCGCATCTTGTTCATTAGTGTATGATGTTTTTAATGAATATTGATACGACAAATGATATTTGGCCAAATTGTAAATTGAATCACAATACGATGGGGTTAACAAATTATCAATTACTTCGATCATAATTTTCTAAAATTATTTTTACGTTGGGATGGTAGTTTAAATACTTCTTCTGTAACAATGTCAAATGCTATACTAATTCTTGGCTCTTCGTTTTCATTTTTATCAACCCAATGGAGAACCCATGAGGGAAATAATATTAACTCTCCTGGTATGTTAGCAATACCATATGCTTGTTTTGGTAAAAATGGATTTGCATAATGTGTTTTTGTTTGATTAGCACTAATACATATATTGCCTGATACGTAAGAATAGTTTAAAGGCGCATCTATATGAGCATCAGAATGTGTATGGGGAGTAATAGTCCTATTATTATTTCGAATAACATTTGCCCAGCAATTTGCATATACTTGTTCAACTGGCGCATTAATTATACCACAGTATTCTACATACGAATCATATATGAATTTTTTAAATTCTTCTAAGACAGGATACTCACAAGAGTAGTCAAGCAAGTTGTATTCATATAATCGATTTGTTAGCCAATCATGACTATCATGTTCTGGATATGGTTTTGTTGTTTCGAGAATATAAGTTTCTTTTTCTAAAACAACATTACCCAACTCAGCATATCGATTAAATACCGTCTTATTAAGAGGTATACTAAATTCAGGTAGAAATGGAGATTTACTCTCAAATTCTAAACCAATAAACATTATCCACCTCGACCAGCAGCACGACGCATTGGTTTGTTGGCAATATTATTTACTGCTCCCTTTACAAGTTTCGTTGCCTCTGATTTAGATAAACCTTTTGATTGTAAACTTTTTCTTGCTTTTTTCTTTGCTTTCTTAAGCAATTTCTCAGCATGATATTGTTCAGCCCAAGCTGATTGTTGTTTAATTTCTTCTGTCATATTGTTCTCCTTAACCTTCATTACCTGCCATATACTTAATCATTTTCTCATTATCTTGATTTTCTAACACTTTAATCCAATCCTCATACATTCTATGTATGTTGGACACGATCATCACTCTTTCTTGATAAACTGGTTTCTGATAATCAGTTGGTTCAATATAATGGATTAGATAACCTGGATTTACAATCAACATACCTTCCTCTAATCGTAATCGTTTGAATGGGCTAAACTGATTAGACCAATTGACGCCACCACGTGGATCAATGAACACCATATTACCTGGATTTTCATTTTGTAGTTTAATATAGAAAACACCAACACCAAGAGTTGAACCATGCTGGTGTGGAGTAATACGATATTCAACATTTGGATGAATATGTCTGAAGTAACCTTTAGCAATACGCATTGGTGGCAGTGGCATCTCTGAATGTAATGTTAGAGTTTTCTCAGCCAACTCCAATTTCTTTTTCTGGACTTCTAGAATAGTATCAGGCAAATCAGGTAGATCCCAAACATTTACGCTATTCTTTTGAGCACGTGGAAGAACGTACTTGAATACATCTTCTTTCAACTTCTCAATGAAGTCTTGTGTAAATGGTCTTGACACACCAATTGGCGTTGACCACAACTGATGTATAGTTTCTGGACCATCACATTGTAGGACAGTCTTTTTAACTGGTGACATTTGTTCTTCGTTCATATTTTCCTTACTCTGAATACTACTGCGTATCGCATTTCTTCTGCCCATGGGGCTGTTGGTTTTGTTGTATGAAGTGCTCTGCCATCATATACAACTACACGTCCAGGAATTGGTGGTACAATTGCAAATGGATAACCAACTCCAAATCCTCTTGACTGACCAAAACCTTTTTGGTATTCTTGATGATCGCCTGTTGTTTCATCATCTGAATAGAATACATTCTCTGCCATCCAAGTTGGATACCATTGAAGATTTGCCATATACAGTATAGTATAATGATTTTCTTCTTCTAGATTGATAGTATCTCTATGTATAGCATGCGATCGTTTGATTGTTTCTGATGGTTGAGCATTAACATAGCAAAGAGAATAGGCATTTGTTCCTAACTTTGGATCAGCCATACCTTCAGTATCACCATCAATAATAAAATTACCACCAATATTTTTGTTTATATACCCCCAAAGTTCTTCAATAACTGGATGTCCTTCTCCACGTAAACCAAAAACACAACGATGCATGTATTGGTTATTCACTGATGGAAAAGTTTCGTCTAGGTATTCTTTTTTATTTTCTATGGGTTTATAATATATGACAGAACCTACTTCTGGATAATTGACATCTTTGCGTGTAGCGTGGAAGGTTTGTTTTTGTATATAATCCCAGACTCTCCAACGTAAATCATCTGGGACTACATTATCATATGTTTGAACTGAATATGTTTTCATAATCTTTCAACAAAGAAGTATTGAGTTAATCTTTTACGCATTTTATTAGTTATTGGGTCACCATGAAGAGTTCCTGCTTTCCAGCTTACCATTCTATTATACTTATTTTTAATATCACAGGTCAAATTAAAATTATTGTGGTATTCTGCATGTAATCTTTCATATTCTTGAATGTCAATAATACCAGCATCATACTTGTTTCTTGGTAGAGTATAATTGTCGATACAATTCTCAATCAATTCTTTCTCAGTCCATTTTACTTCTGGTTTTAACTCGCATATCTTAACTCCACATTCTGGATCTGGATCTTCGCTTAGAAAAATCTGACCACATAGAATTAATTTATATTCTTCCATACTCATCATGCAGATATTTGGATTCTTGCCATCTATATGAATCCATTTCTTATTAAATACTTCAATTGGATTTGATTCATGCTCCATGAAGAAAGTAGTAAGTTTTAAACCAGTTGGATTTATATTATGTATGTTGTATATTGCCCCACAAAAATCATTATACAATGAAGGATTCATATCTTGTAATGGAATACTTCTATTCCCAGTGCCACAACCAGAAATGGGGTAATCATTGTTCAGTAACTTTGTTACTTCTTGTGGGTTTGTGTAAAAGTTATCAAGAATATGTATCATATAAAATTGTAATTAATTATACATCTCAAATCTGTTTTAGGTTTTCCAACTGCATGATATATGTTTCCATCAAATATAATTAATCTTCCTTTTTTTGGTTCTATTTCACAAGCAACATCAACATTACCTGCTTTGATTTCTTCTGGAGTAGATGTATTTGTCGTTTGTTTGAACAATACAGTTGGTCCATCTACTTCATTAACATAATAAACAGCAACTTTAAATGGAAATGGGCGCACACCATCAACATGGGGCACGCCATATTTTTTATTTAATTCTGTTATGATTGGAAGTTGTAACTGGATTCTTGCTGTCAATAGATTATTAAACCTACCAAGAAGTGGTCTAGTATACAAACCTAAATCTTTATCTGAAAAATTATCATCGTTTCTATAAAGTGATTTAGTGAATGACATTAATGATTTTCTCTGTGCGTCAGTAACCTCTAAGTGTTTATCACAGAAAACAGTTCTTCCAAATGTCCACTGAGTTTGCGGAGAGAATATGCTGTTCTCTAATAAATCTTGAGATTCTTCATCAATAACATCGTCTATGACTAACACATTGTGCATTATTTTTCCTCATGTAATAACAATTATACTTTAAAGTTTATTGCAAAGCAAATATATTTAGATGAAAAAGAGCAGTAGTTTCCTACTGCTCTGAAATGCATTTCTGCATGATTCCAGTCTAGCTGGTATCTTATTTATGCTGCCATATATGACTTGTATCTATCAGCAGCATAAGATGCAGCGAATGCTTTTGGTTTGACCATAGGAATTACGTTACACATGCCACGAATGTAACCAGTTGCTTCATTGATTACGCAAGATGATCCATGCATTTCATTTGGATTAATATCTAGATGAACTTCCACTTCACGATCTTCTAACACATCATGTAATTTTAAATACAATTCAGCAATCTTATAAACTTCATTCATAAGACGCATACGTGGCTTGTCTCGTTTCTGATCCCAGTCACGTTCACGTTGTACTTCACCAAAGATTTTACAGCCATTGTTTCCATTGATATGAACAACAACAACCATAATGTAATCTGCGTACCAATCCTTTCCTATTAGAAATCGTTCAGAGTCACCACCGATATATACTTTGGTTTCTGGTGTCTGTGCCATGATGAATTCTCTAACTTCATCAATGTTGATCGCCTTACGCATGATTACCTCTTTTCTTATTACCTCATTAATTTGGAGCGGAGTGAGAGAATCGAACTCTCAACAACAGATTGGAAATCTGTAGTTTTACCATTAAACTAACCCCGCAATTGGCATCCCGACAGGGACTCGAACCCCGACCAACAGTTTTGGAGACTGGTATGCTGCCATTACACTATCGAGATATTAAGCGTATGTATTTAAATTTTGATCCGCGATTGTATGGACTAATTCTCCTACGTCATCATAAATTTTTGCTGTATGTGTAACATTTTCAGTTGCATGACGAGCAAAATCTAATGCTTCTTCTAGAGTTTCTAATTCATGGTTATCAATTTTTAAAAAACCATTAATCCAACGATGAATTTTTACTTTATGTTTCATTTATTTTCCTTTAAAATAAGTTTTCCAAATTTCTTTGGTATTTTCTGTGTAGCGTTTTAATGCTATTTGATTTAACATAACATTTAACTTTGGATGGTTATATGCGTTCTTCAGTCCAAATTTAATATCATTACTATCAGTAGGTTCACATTTACCCATAATCTGCCATGGTATTTCTTTGCTACCAATCAATGGAACACCTTGACTAATCAAATCTGCTCCAACAATATTAAAAGTTTCAGAGAAGTTACACTGCATCCCAATGTCCATCTGTGAACATAGTTCTAAAAATTTTTCTCTAGGAGTCCATTGATGGTTAATCATTTGATGTCCATGTTCATATAGATGCTGAAACAAGCCTTTTAAATTTGAAACCGCAGCAGCACCTTGCATTTCAATTCTACCTGCATTTACGTGAAATCTCAACTTTTTATTAATACTATTTGCAAAATCTATTGCAGCGATTGCTTGAACTAAATGATTCTTCAATGGTCTAACTGCACCAAAGCAACCAATATCAATATATTCTTTATCTCTGTTGATTTCTCTGCGTTTAAAATTTTGTGGGTAGAAATTTGGTAAATAAACAACACGATAATCCCAAATTCTAACTGGATTTTTAATCTTTAAAAATGTTTTTACTTCACGCAACATACGTGGCGCATTAAATGCAAGAACAACATTTTTTAACTCAGCGTAATCCCCAATCCAATCCATTGCTGGACCTTCCCCAGCCATGAATGGCAGCTCACTATGGAATCTAATGATCCATGTTACTTTTGGATGTAGTTTCTGGAGAATATTAAACTTTTGTGGAACAACCCATAATGCTTCAATAATAACATGGGTTGGTTTGTATATGCTTACTTCTCTATCAATTGAATTATTGTCAGGAACAACTACTAATTTTGATTCAATACCAATATCGTTGAGCATTGTATCCATAAATTTTGCAGAGTTGTATAACCCTGTGCTTAATCCAATATGATTATCACGTTCAACATTATAATCATCTTTACGTTTTAAAACGAATAACACTCTTGACATTTTTATCATTCATAGCATTTAACATATCTCTATTTAGATAAGTTAGATTTTTTAACATTTTATTAAACTGGTGCCCTTGGACGGATTCGAACCGCCCACCTACTGATTACTAATCAGTTGCTCTACCAAATGAGCTACAAGGGCAAAACACTGGAGCAGGATATCGGGTTCGAACCGATGACATTTTCGTTGGCAACGAAACATTCTACCACTGAATTAATCCTGCATAATATGGTGGAGGATGGGAGAATCGAACTCCCATAAACAGCTTGCAAAGCTGCCGTAATCCCATTATACTAATCCCCCAAAACTGGTGGTGACGAGTGGATTCGAGCCACTGACCTGCTCCGTATGAAGGAGATGCACTACCGCTGTGCTACGTCACCATTGTTGAACGTACTGTTATGTGTTTAGTTGGCAGCTTTAAATTCCTGCCACCAGATCCTCAAGCATTTCAATCTATGGTGGGTAGCCATAAATTCTCTCCGAATAAAGGACGCTGTTTTGACTGGCGATTATCTTCCCTAACAGTTGGGATGCCCTATCTTTTGCTCACACGTTCAACAATGGTGCCCCAAGAGAGACTCGAACTCTCACACCGAAGTACTGGCTTCTAAGACCAGCGTGTCTACCAATTCCACCATCGGGGCATTCATTTGGTTGCGGAGGTTGGATTCGAACCAACGATTTCATGGCTTATGAGACCAGACGGATAGACCACTTCCATACTCCGCTATAACTTATCTACTTATATGGCTCCGCATTAGAGAATCGAACTCTACTAACCAGTGATTAACAGTCACGCCCATGCACCTTGCTCGGGTTTTGCGGAATAATTAAAATTGTGGCAGGTACGGTATCTGGTCATTGTCTAGCCAATGACTTGCCCATGTTCCTTTTACTTTCCTTACCACAAAACTTGGCGACTCGTAGGAGAATCGAACTCCTGTATCCACTTAGACAGAGTGGTGTAATAACCATTATACGAACGAGCCAAAAAATGGTGGAGCAACTTGGAGTCGAACCAAGAATGTTTACCACGAGGGGACGGATTTACAGTCCGCCGATGCACACGCCATAGCATCAATTGCTCCATGATATTAGTTGTATTGTTTTGTTATGGATATCGTTCACCCGATATCGTTTGCTTTTATCGTTGATAACTTATTAGTGTATCCGTCGATACGATTTCATTATCACCAACTCGCGAACCTTGATAGTCGACATCCAGTTCGTTGAGAGTGCATTATCCTGGTAGCACAGAGTTTTTCCAAAACAATACAACTAATACCACATTTAATTACACTGGGATGATTAGCAACAACCATCACCCGATGGTTAACCACGTATTCGTCATACGATTGGTTGCTTCTCACATTATGATCCAACTTTCTCCAGCGTGACCACCGTATCCACCTTTCGGTTTCGTTTCCATCTTTCGTGTAGTTTGGCGAGCGACACTCCGTCGAGTATCCTGAACTCCCAAACCACCTACTGGTTTTGGTAACCCAATGTAATTAAATCTGGTACTCGGTGGGGGAATCGAACCCCTCCTTACTGCCGTGAAAGGGCAGTGTCCTAACCGATAGACGAACCGAGCACATGGTGGTTTTTCTTTATAGTCTGTAGCCACCAAAAATAGACTGCTGCTGTTTTGGCTGTTTAAGGTCTGCCACGGATATCCCTCCACTAAGACCATTGCCCCATGCGTCCGACTTGACGTAACGACTTAGAGAGGACTTTTAGATAACATTATCAACTAAGAACCTTTATTATACGCCACTTTTTAATAAAAGTAAAGCGATATTTTTAATCCCCTATTGCAAGTAGGGTTATTTGCAAGATTGGAGCACGTAGTAGGAATCGAACCTACGAACATCAGTTTTGCAGACTGCTACCTTACCATTCAGTCATACGTGCATATCTGGTACCTCGAGTGAGATTCGAACTCACATTTAAATTTCTCCTTTTGAGAGAGACGACTTTACCAATTTGTCTACCGAGGTATGGTGGGCTGGGTGAGAATTGAACTCACACTCAATCGATTATGAGTCGACTGCTTTACCATTAAGCTACCAGCCCATTACTGGCACGGCATGCAGGAATCGAACCCACATTCGTAGGGTAGAAGCCTACTGTATTCTCCATTATACTAATGCCGTAAAAACTTGGTGCGAGTACCCAGACTCGAACTGGGAAGCCGAAGCGGAAGATTTTAAGTCTTCTATGTTTACCAATTTCATCATACTCGCATTTGGCGGAAGATATAGGAATCGAACCTATCAGCCCATTTCTGAACGAGGGTTTAGCAAACCCCTGTCGCACCTTGCAACACATCTTCCAAGTTACATCGTTGGTCCGTTACCGTTTTTGAATCCTACGGTACCACCCTCGTCTTTGATTCTTTTAATCACGTCTTCAAACAAGATGGGTCTGAAGTCTGTTTGTTCGACGCAGACGCAGTGGTAACGAGTATCAATCTCAGTTGGCTTGTTGTTAAATCCACGAAGCATTACACGATTTGTGTGTAAGTGACCATGAATGTTAACACCGAACCTACCCAACGATTCCTCATGAATAGGTATATGGCTTAAGATCATTCCATTCATTACGTGATATGCACGCAACTCACGAAAGTGTTCACGGTACTCATCATCTCGAAAGATGTCATGGTTACCACGAATCAAAACTTTATCACCATTCAATCTACGCATAATTCCCAATGCTTTACGATTGATAACTACGTCACCAAGATGATAAACTTTATCGGTTGGCTTTACAGTTTCGTTCCACATCTTTACCATTGCCTCATCCATTTCATCTGGATCAGTCCATGGGCGAATCTTTGTGACTCCGTCAACTTCAGTGAATCGGCATACACCAGCGTGACCGAAGTGCGTATCGCTTACTAAGAATACACTTGGCATATACTTCCTTTCTTATCAAGACACTATTATACATCATTTAACTATAAAAGTAAAGCGATATTTTTAATCCCTTTTACTTTATAGGGTTATTGGCGGAGAGCAGAGGAGTCGAACCCCATCCACTTCGTCAGCAGAACCCAGTTTTCAAGGCTGGTCGGGGAACCAACTCCCCTGCATTACTCTCCATAAACTTTGGTACCCCATGATGGAATCAAACCACCTTCTCAGCGTTCGTAGCACCGTATACTATTCATTGTACTAATGGGGCATTGGTACCTCGTGACAGAATCGAACTGCCGTGACTGCTGTGTAAAAGCAGAGTTCTACCATTAAACTAACGAGGCATATATTGGTCCGAGTGGCAGGATTCGAACCTGCGACCCTCTGGTCCCAAACCAGATGCGCTACCAGACTGCGCTACACTCGGATAAAAACTTGGTGCCCCATGACAGAATCGAACTGCCGTAACCTGATTACAAAACAGGTGTAATACCATTATACTAATAGGGCATGGTCCTCAGAACAAGAATCGAACTTGTAATAAACGCTTATCAAGCATACGTTATACCATTTAACTATCCGAGGAATTTGGTGCTGGCTAGTAGAATCGAACTACTTTCAATGGCTCTTCAGACCACCGCTATGACCACATCAGCTAAACCAGCAAATTCTTGGGGTGTCTAACGAGTATCGATCTCGTACTACAACTTTCACAGAGTTGGGTGCTACCACTACACCATAGACACCATAATTGGTAGGAGTACAGAGAATTGAACTCTGATTTGCTGGTTAAAAGCCAGCTACTTTACCATTAAGTTATACTCCCATAAGAGAACACACTAACCCACAATCATGGCAGATCATTACCAGCGGATTGCGATTTACTTAATGTGTTCACTTATGGCACCCGAAATAAGAATCGAACTTATACTAACAGAGTCAAAGTCTGTTGTGCTACCACTACACCACTCGGGAACATTTGGTACGCAAATTTTTAAAGAACAATGGGCACGATGGCCAAAACAAAAAACCCTCTAACTTTTCAGGTAGAGGGTTTTGGGAAATAAACTTTTAGTTTACACTTTACTTTCCAAAACCCCCTCGATCAAACGCATATGATACATTAATCTCTGGGCGTGTGCATGTCCAGCCACTTAAGAGTGGTAGATGCTTATTAAGCTGTCTGGATATGTTTAACGATTTCATAGATTGATTATACTACAGTTTTTGATTAAAGTAAAGCGAAATTTTAATAACCTTACATTTCGTAGGGTTATATAATATATAGGAAAATTATTTCAGATAACAGAAGTTACCAGAAACTATTTGACCATTTTGTTGTTGAAATGTTTTTTGTTCACAAACTTGCACTGGTTGTTGTTGATAAATCACTTGTGGTTGTTGAACAATAACTGGTTGTTGAATTACTACTGGTGGTGCTTCATACACGTAACGTGGGCGACCAAGTTCATAACCTACGATCCCACCAACTATTGCTGGAGCAACCCAATATCCACCACCTCGATAGTAGCCATGTGCAGTTGCACTTCCTGCAACTGCAAGAAACATTAAACTTAGAGCGATCTTTTTCATAGCATTAATTCCTATTGTTAGACCTATTATACTCTATTTATTAATTAAAGTCAAGTCTTTTTGACTTCAATATTGCATTTCTGTAAGAAATCCAAACCGAGAGTATCTCGGTATGATTCTCGATAGTAAACTTTAGTTATACCTGCTCCATGAATTAATTTAGCGCAGTGTATACAAGGAGCATGAGTGCAAAATAGACTACTGCCATTTCCGCTCTCCCCATCACGAGCCAACTTGAGTATAGCATTTGCTTCAGCATGAATAACCTCATCTTTCGTTACCAATTTATATGTTATCCACTCATCATGGAGTTTGTCGGTTTGTTCTCTCCAATCTCCATCATCACAATAGATCTTAGTTTCACATTCATTAGTCCAACCAGATGGCATTCCATTATAACCAATAGAGATAATACGATTATCTTTAACCACAACTGCACCAACATGCAATCGCTGTGCACTAGAAAGCTGAGCAAATCGTTCAGCTGTGTCCATAAATGCATCAATCCATTTTTGTTTCATCGGCCAAACCCAAAAGGACATTTCTTTTCAACTGGTGCTTTCACTTTTTTAACATTCCTGTAATTTCCTGCATTCATCTCAACACTGTATCTTTTAACGAAGTCTTCTCTACTTAAAAGATGATTTGTAATTTTTACTTTTTTGTCAGATAGTGGTATGATGTGGATTAATGGATCTCCCGCATTTAATTTAACGATACATTTCTTTTTAATAAAGACGCTTATGTTAGTTGTTTTTTGAGTTTTATAATCTATAACTGCTGGAAGTATATGCATATCATTAAGGTATGATGTGTTATTCCACATGCATTGATTCCAACTAAATTTTACTCCACTCTTTTCTTCAAAGAACCATGGAGAAATTAATTTTAATTGAGCACAATCAGGATATATTTCATAACCAGTTTGATCTCTACCATGGTATCCAACTTCAACATTAACTGTTGGTACAACATGTCCTGAGATATAAAATTTATTGTCATCAAGCATTTCTATCTGACAATCAAGCCATGAAGGAAATATAAAACCTTCTGCAAATAAATCTCTAAAACCATTGCAATGTTTTAAATTTAACTGATTAATAGTTAAATTAGAACTTGGATCTTGGTTTGCTTTTATCTTTTTATTGTTTGGAAGATTTTTCCACCAACTTGGTAAAAATTCTCGTGCTCTATCAATTTTGAAATTATTATAAACAATCTCATCTGCTGTAAAACAATCCACATTAATTGTGCTTGGTTTAATCCAAAACATTATTATACCTTTTCGAATCCCATATCTTTCATCATGTTCTGTAGCATATCGTCAACATTTTCATTAGTAAGAATTGCTGGATCTTCATTCAAACCACGCCAGCCTGAAATTTTGAACTTTGGTTTCTTACCATCAACAGTCCATTTCTTGCCATTCCAATGAGCAAATTTATAGAATGGCCAGTTGCCTTCTTCTTTTGTCTCATAGAAACCTACGTAATGGGGATTAGTTTCAACAGGATACCACTCAGTAACAGTGGCTTCATATTCTTCACGCTCACGATCAGCTTCTTCTTCAGCGACCCAATCTTCATGGCGACCAATTAGATCAGTGAAGTCTAACAGTTCATCTGGTAGATTTTCTAATGAATCGCGATCGCTAATGTCATATTCATAGAAGTCATCATAACCATCAGCAAAACGACCACAGAAACCCATCCCAGGCTCCCAATATATTGCTTCAACAGTATATCCGTTTTCTTCCATAAACTCATAGAGTGCTAATGGTGGTGACCAAGCAGAATCAAAAGATACCCAAATAGTATTATCATCTTGTCGTTCCCAGTCATGAATCATAGCATCCCATTTGGTACCCCAATTATTAACTGACCATTCATAATCCCACTCTCCACTTGGATTAGGATAAATGGTGTTGAATATTTGAATGTTATCGCTTTTAAGATTTGCTTCTATAGCATCAATCTTAGATTTATCTGGATGGGTAATTGTTAATGTATTGTCACACCAATTAGGCATAATATAAACTCCATAATTAAAGGTTTTTGATTTTGTTGATAACTTCCGCTGCTGCTTTCATTCCTTCTTTCTCCATCATATCATCAAACAATTCTTCTCTTGCTAGTTGGATATTGTTTAATACTATCATGGCTTCAGGTTCAGTCATAGAGTTGAGTATCATTTTGAACTCATCCTCTTCTAAACTTAAAAGGAATAAAATAAAGTCTCTGTCTTCGTCTTCAAGATGTCGCACTTTCTTTGGCTTTCTTCTCAACTGGTGGAATAAACCCAGCATCAGTTACCAATTTTCGTGTGATCTTTGGATATTTTTTATGTAGTGTCTGGTCTTTAACTGCAATCAAGACTTCTGCTTCAGTAGGATGACAACCTTCAAGCATAGAGATAAACAATCCCTCACGCTTTAGTTTTGTCAAATCTTCTCGACAGAAAACATATAATCTACGCATTTCGCTGAATAGATTAGTTGGTGTCATACCCAATGGTTCGGCTGCAGGTTTAAAAGGTGGTGTACCTTCAGGAAGAATCATTTTCTTTTCTTCAATAAATGCATATTCAAAAATTAATTTAAGAACAGCATCACCCTTATACCCATCAATACACTTTGGATCTTTTTGGATCTCCTCAAGCATTTGAGTTACATATTTACGCATATTAAAAGTCCTCTAGTTCATCTAACAATAAACGACATTTGTTTTCGATTAGATAATTCATAATCGCCATCTTATCACCTGTCGGTTTAGTATTTAGGTATGTGTCAATAATAGTTTTTGAAACATCTTCTGGAATAAAATCAAAGTCAACTAGAGTTGCGTTACGTTGCCAGTTGCGACGTTCCTCATCACTCTTACAAGCAATAAAACCATTATCAAAGAATTCTTGAAGACGTTTTGCGCTCATAGGTTTTTGACGTTCACCAACCATAAAAACATCGTCTTTGCTTAGAATGTTTGGCACTCCATCGCCAGCATCACCCTTTACGATATGTTCAATCTTATGTTCAATGATTTCTTGTTTAGTTGCAGTGATATATTTTTTCTGCATCGGAGACCATTGCTTGACATTTGGATATAGTTGTAATTGTTTAAAGTCTTTGTCAGAAGAAAGAATAAGAATCTTTTGAGACTCTTCAATCAAACCCTCTTGAACCAATTCATTTTCTTGTGCGTACTTTGTGAGAACAGCAACAATATCATCAGCTTCTGCGCGATCAACGTGAATAACTTTATATGGGAAATATGTAGCAAGGTCAGTTCGCATCTCTGATAATGTATCAAAGATCAATCCCCAGTCTAGATCAGATTTCTCACGATTGCTCTTGCGCATACCTTTGTAATATTCAAAGAATTCTTTGCGCCAGTATTTACGCCCATCACAACAGATAACTACATCACCATATTCTTTGCCATACTTTTTCTTATATGATTTAATTGTAGATAAAGTTACGTGACGAATGAGATTCTTAATCTCAGACTCAGTACCCTTCAACTCACGTTGGAATGTCAAAATGGCTGCAAGAGCAACCTGTGAATAATCAATTAGAATCATTATCTATCTTTCGGTTGTTGAGGAGGATCCCCACGTAATGTTTGAAAAATTGCATTACAATATCTACCATCACCACTCAAACTATTATTGAGTTCTGATTTAATTTCTGTTACCTCATGAGCAGTACATCCAGCAAGCAAAATAACTCTATTATTTTTAAGTTCAATTTCTGCTTGCTTATTTGAAGTTTCAGAAAAAAGTTTTATATTTCCACCAGAAAATTTACGTGGTTCATTAAAGAAATAATTTAGTATTGTGAAAACAGTTACATCAACATGGGGTTTATAGTAATCTGAATTCTCATAATATGATAACAAATGCGTTCTGCTATCACAATGATATAAAATTTTAAATAAAGAATTAAACTCAAGCAATTTATTTCTTACTTCAGGTTTTGAAAAATTAGCCATTGGATGGCTAATTAACGCAGAATGTCTCCAATCTTTATATACTTCTTCTAGAAATATACCTTTCTTAGATGTAGCAATTTCATTAGTTGACGTATCCCTCGCAGAAGCAAGTTTATCTGGACCATGCAAAATTGCTGGTTTAGTCAACCACTTTAACTCAAGCATAATTTCTTTGAGTTGTTCTTCAGTATAGAAGTTATCGATAACAACTGCATCAATACCGTCTTCTATATAATTAAATTCCATTAAAATGCTCCGAGGATAATAGTTTCCTCATTAATACGTCCATTTGGTTGAGAAGGTTTAGTCTTAAGAGTTTTTAAAGCATTAGTCAAAGCACGTTTACCCATAGCAAGTCCCTTAAAAAATTCCTCTGGTTTACGTAGCGTAAACGCTTTAGATTCTTTAATATCAAAGCCAATGATAGTAGTTCCTTTAACTGAGACAGTACCATTCTCTGCTCGATAAACACCAACACGACGATACTTAGTATTATAGAACCATACCTCACTAGAACCAATTATACCTGTTGGATTAACAGATTTCAAATTTAATTCAGCGAACTCTTTGAGGTACTTCATCTTTGCAACTTGCTTAGTTGGAGAAACTTCCTTGCGTTTACGTGGAGCACGATTGGCTTTTGCAGTCTGAACCATTTGTTGACAGTCAGAAATAATACCTTCAACAAACTCAGCGAACTTCTTGAGTTCACGTTTATTAAAATGCGAATAACCTTCTACCAGTTGTTCATCTTCGCCTTCAATCGCTTCTCTAATTTCTTTGGCAGTATCGACAAACAACTCTCCAATGCGTTTAGCAATCGGTCCAGCCACTTGATTCGCCAACAAATAATTCTTTGTTGAAAATTCTGATTTGCAACCACCGAGAACAAAGTCATCAATTGCACCTTCAATCTCGCCAGCCAAGTCATGAGCCTTTTCTTCCATTCTTTGTTGAATTGATATTACATTAGATGGGCTCGCTTCTTTTGCTGCTGCAGCATCTTTCTTATCTTGTTTGTCTTGAGATTTTTGACGCACTTTAATTTGGCTGAGTAACTTCTCAACACCTGCGTTATAATGATTTATCTCAGCTTGTTGTAGTTCAGATCCAAGATCAATTAGTCGAGCAAGGATACCTGGAGTACGGAAATGGTATTCATCAACTTTAAGAAGTTCTACCGCTACTTTCTTATCAATCTTAGCATAATGGCTGATGAACCACTTCTTTTTATCTTTATCATCTGTGTTAGAATTATAATAGTTCAGTGAATGCAGCAAGTCACGCATATAATTATCTTGTGAGAGTACTCGCTCATCACCTTTCATGAACGCTTCTGCTTTCGCAGTTGCTGCCCTACGTTTTGCTGTATTCACTGCCATGTTATATCCTTATTTTGAAGAGAATGAAAGACCTTGACCACTAACTACTGCACCGAGAATCAACGCTGCAGCCCAAGTATCAAAACTTAATACAATATTAAGTGATGGGAATAGTGTGTTCAAAGCCCAAATGGTGGCGCATGGTCCAATGATAACCATGAACACGGCAAAAGACAAAAGCAAAATCAATTTAATCATAGTGTAAACTCCACTTTAGTTACGGATTCCCAGCGGAAAGATCTCCACTCGGATTTTTCGGTGTCAAAGACACGAACTGCGGATCCATCAGACGTGGTAGGCGAACCTGTGGTCTTTGGGATCTTGTCTGTAGGTATTCTTCCCTCAACGAGCGTACATTGCATTGCTCTTTCGGTACCATCTTTTTTGGTAAAAGTAACGCACAGATCTTTGATGTGTTCATCGTGGAGAACTCCGAGTGTCCATGTTTTAAATTCTTCAAATTCTTTATCATTCTTGAATACTGTTTGGAATACCATTATCTAATCTCACTTTCATTTCATTAATAATAGGTGAAAAGAACTCAACGAATTCTTTTGTTTCAAAGAAAGAGGTATGACCATTATTGGCAATTTCTTTCCCCTCTTCGTTTACCAATTTTTGTTTAATAGTAAACTCAATCAAATCATAAGCATGGCTCTTGATTTTAATTGTTCGTGTTAAACCTGCTCGGTATAGTTCATACTCCAAGTCCATGATCAGCCTTTCTGTGTTTTGGGTTACGTATATA